GAGGGGGTGCGTTGTGGCAGCTCAAGCCGTCCTCACCCCCGAGGAGATCGACCTCCTGGAGCCGTCCTTCATCGGCCCCACCTGGCAGAAGGACGCCTTCGGGCGTTGGGTTCTGCCGGACAAGACGCTCGGCTGGCAGATCGCCGGCTGGTGCTCGGAGTGGTTGCTTGCCGAGGATGGCGGGCCCTGGAAGTTCACCCGCGAACAGCTCCGCTTCGTCCTCCACTGGTACGCCGTTGACGAGGCCGGCCGGTTCAAGCACCGCAAGGGTGTCCTTCAGCGCATGAAGGGCTGGGGCAAGGACCCGCTTCTCGCGGTCCTCTGCCTCGTCGAGCTGGTCGGGCCGTCGCGGTTCTCCCACTGGGATGAGAACGGTGACCCGGTCGGCGTCGCGCACCCGCAGGCGTGGGTGCAGGTCACGGCTGTCAACCAGTCGCAGACCACCAACACCATGAGCTTGATCCCGTCGCTGATGTCGGACGCCTTCAAGGCGAAGTACAACATCAAGGACGGCGCGGTCCTGATCCGCGCCAACGGCGGGAAGCAGCGCCTCGAAGCCGTGACGAGCTCGTACCGCGCCCTGGAGGGTAAGCGGACGACGTTCACCCTGCTCAACGAGACCCATCACTGGGTGCAGGGCAACAACGGCCACAAGATGTACGAGACGATCGACGGTAACGCGACCAAGAAGGACAGCCGTTACCTCGCGATCACGAACGCTTACCTGCCCGGCGAGGACTCCGTCGCCGAGCGGATGCGCGAGTCGTTCGACAAGATCCGTGAAGGCCGCATGGCCGACATCGGGTTCATGTACGACTCGATCGAGGCGCACCCGAAGACCCCCCTGACGGCCGAGTCGCTGCGCATCGTCATCCCGAAGATCCGGGGTGATGCGGTGTGGCTGAACGTCGAGTCGATCATCGCGTCCGTCATGGACGCCACGATCGCTCCGTCGCGCTCGCGCCGTATGTGGCTGAACCAGATCGTCGCCGAAGAGGATGCGATCTACGGGCCGGCCGAGTGGGACCCGCTCCTCGACGAGGGCAAGTCCCTGAAGCCGGGCGACGAGATCGTCCTGGGCTTCGACGGCGGCAAGAGCTCGGACTCGACTGCCCTGGTGGCGCTCAGAGTCCGGGACATGCACGCGGTCCTGCTGAACATCTGGGAGCACCCGGAGGGCGAGGCCGCGAAGGACTGGACGGTCCCCCGTCACGAGGTCGACTCCGCGGTGCATGAGGCGTTCCGCCTCTTCGACGTGAAGGCGTTCTTCGCCGACGTCGCGCTGTGGGAGTCGTACATCTCCGACTGGTCGGAGACCTACGGCGAACAGCTCGCGGTGAAGTCGCCGGTCGGCAAGGACGCGATCGGCTGGGACATGCGCGGCTCGCAGAAGACCGTGACGCTCGCGCACGAGCGGCTGATGCGCACGATCTTCGACAAGAAGCTGTCTCACGACGGTGACCTGACGCTGCGCCGGCATGTGCTGAGCGCCCGGCGCCGGACCAACAACTACGGGATCAGCTTCGGTAAGGAATCGAAGGACTCCCCGCGCAAGATCGACGCCTACGCGGCGTTGATGCTCGCGCACGAGGCCCTGTACGAGCTGCGTACGCGCGGCAAGAAGGTCCGGAAGCGGACCGGGCGGGGCTACTTCCTCTGACCGTGTGTAAGTGTAACTGGAAGGTGGTGAGGCATGGCTGACTCCAGCCCACAGAAGCTGGCGAAGGAACTGCTCGCCATCCTCGATCGCGACGAGGCCCGGCTCCAGCGGATCGACAACTTCATCCGAGGCAAGCACGACGACCCGTACATGCCGCCGCAGGCGGACGACGAGTACAAGCTCCTCGCGAAGCGCGCGGTGTCCAACTGGATGCCCCTGCTGATCGGTACGCCGGCCCAGGCGCTGTACGTGGACGGGTTCCGGCCCGGCCAGTCCAGCGAGGGCCTGCCCAAGGCATCGTCCTCGACGAGCTCGGCCTGGAAGCACTGGCAGCGCTCGCGCCTGGACGCGCGGCAGGCTGCCGTGTACCGCGGCGCGCTCGGCTTCGGTCACTCCTTCGTTCTGACGGAGAAGACCAAGAAGGGCGTCATCTCCAAGGGCCTGTCGGCCAAGAAGACGACAGCCCTGTACGAGGACCCCGCGAACGACGACGAGCCGTACGCCGCGCTGACAGTGTCGGCCTGGCCGAAGGGTGAGGCGCCCGGCAAGGCCCGTATGTGGGACGCCCGGTACGAGTACGCGGTGACGTTCAAGTCGCTGTCGGATCTCGACTCGGTCCGCGTCGGCGCGAAGAAGCTGCACGGCTCGACTGAGTGTCCGGTCACGCGCTTCGCGGCGCAGGTCGACCTCGAAGGCCGCACGGTCGGTGTCGTGGAGCCGATGATCCCGCTCCAGAACCGCATCAACCAGACGATCTTCGACTTGCTCGTCGCGCAGACGTACACCTCGCACGAGGTGCGCTACGCGACCGGCATGGCGCCGCCCCTCCTGATGGAGTGGGTGGACGAGAACGGCAACGTCACCACCGACCCCGAGCGGGCGGTCGACAGCCGGCCCAAGCTGGGCCCGGACGGCAACCCCATGCCGGCCCCCATCAACCACAACGCCAGGCGATTTTTGTTCGCGGAGGACCCGGACGTGAAGTTCGGGTCGCTGCCGGCCGGCCCGATCACTCCGCTGATCGAGTCGGTGGACATGTCCATCCGGCACCTGGCCGCGATCAGCCAGACTCCCCCGCACCACCTGCTCGGCCAGATCGCCAACCTGTCTGCCGAGGCCCTGCTCGCCGCCGAGACCGCGCTGTCCCGGAAGATCACCGAGTTCCAGTCCCTCTTCGGGGAGTCCTGGGAGCGGGTCTTCCGGATCGCCGCTGAGATGGAGGGTGACACGGAAGGCTTCGACGACTACTCGGGCGAGGTCCAGTGGCGCGACATGGAGTCCCGCTCGCTGGCCCAGGCCGCTGACGCGCTGGGCAAGCTGAAGGAACAGCTCGGCATCCCGGCCCGCGGCCTGTGGAAGCGGGTGCCTGGCGTGACCCAGACCGAGTACGAGGACTGGGAGGAGCTGGCCGAGGAGGAAGACTCCGTCGCCCAGCTCGCCACCGCGCTGACGCGGGCCACACCGTCCGCCGACCAGGCGCCGGCCCCGCCCGGAAGTGAGGTGGTCGCCGCGTGACGAGCCCAGCCCGACAGGCTGAGGCCGATCGCGCTGCGGTCGCGTTCCAGGTAGCGCTCACCCAGATCGGGGCGGGCACCATCGCTGAAGCGCTCGCGCTGTGGGAGGACGTCCCGGCCACAAGCCGGGCGTCCACCGCCGCCTCTTGGCTGAGGCGGGCCATCACGCTGGTGATGGGGCGCAGGCGCCAGTCGCGAGACCTGGCCCGTGCCTACTACCGCCTGGCCCGTGCACTGCGCACGGGTACGACGGTGGCCGATCCGTACCACCCCGAGCCCACGTACATCACGCTCGATGTACTGCGCGACGAGTTCAACGCCTTGACCGGAGGCGCTGAGCGCCCCCAGGAGGGGCGTACAGACAGCGCCCCTACCGAGGAGACGGACTCCCCCTCGTCGGCCGCGACCAGCGAGCCTGGGGAAGCTGACGAGGGGGTTCTCGACGATCCCGAAGGGGACGAGCTCGACCGCATCCTGGTCGAGGAGATCGAGGGCCTGCGCGAGGCTGAGGAACGGATCGAGCGCGAGGCAGAGGAAGAACTGCGGACCGTGCTGGAAGCCCTCGGGCCGGCCAACCTCCAGAAGAAGCTCGACAAGATCGACGGCGCCGGGAGCGCTGACGAGGTCGACGAGCTACGGGAGGAAGCCCACCGAGAGGCCGGCGCACGGCAAGCCGCAGCCGCGGAACGGATCGCCATGAACGGCGGCCGTTCGACGGTCTGGAACCACACCCAGCGCGACCGCCGAGCCATCGGCTACATCCGACTTTCGCGTACCGGGACCCCTTGCGGGTGGTGCGCGATGCTCATCAGCCGTGGTCCCGTCTACCGCTCCGCCAACTCGGCCGAGTACGCGGACGGGGACAAGTACCACGACAACTGCCACTGCTACGCGGAGCCTGTGTTCTCCCGCGAGCAGTACAACAGCTCGTCTGCGTACGAGCTGAATCGCCGGTACGAGGAGCTGTGGCCCAAGGTCACACGCGGCCTGTCCGGCAAGGCGGCTGTGTCCGCCTGGAGGCGGTTCATCCGCCAGGAACAGAAGGCCGCAGCCCAGGAGGCTCGGCGATCCCTTACGAGCGTCCAGGAGGCGTAGCAGTGCCCGAGCAGGAAACCCCCAGCACCGAAGAGCAGACGACCGAGGAGACCCCGCAGACGCCCCCGGAGGGCGAGACCCCGAAGGGTGACGGCGCGGAGTCGACCGAGGAGAAGCCGGCCGAGGAGACCGTTCCCCCGGAGGTGCTTCGCAAGAAGCTGACCGAGGCGAACGCCGAGGCCGCGAACTACCGCACCAAGCTCCGCGAGACGGAGGCCAAGCTCTCGTCGGCCAAGACGGTCGAGGAGTTCGAGGCCGCCACGTCCGAGCTGCGCGGTCAGATCGAGGCGCTGGAGCGGCAGATCCTGCTCAACAACGTGGCGGCGAAGTACGAGCTTCCCGCTGCCCTGGCCAAGCGCCTCTCGGGCACCACCGAGGCGGAGCTGGAGGCTGACGCGAAGGAGCTCCAGAAGCTCATCGTGCCGGCCGCCCCGGAGTCCCTGTCCGGTGGCCTGACGCCTGACGACGGGGAGGACTTCGACCCCGTCAAGGCCGCTCGCGAGGCGCGCAAGCGCCGCTACTGACCCACCCCCCGGTGTGCAAGTGACGCACGCCGAGCCTCCCTGCATCCTCTACTGACAGGAGATCCAACCAGTGCCGTACACCGAGCACGACGTCATCAAGCCGGAGAAGATCGCCGCGACCGCGGCGGTCGCTCTCGAAGAGTCCCTTGTCGTCCCCGCAGTCTTCCAGCGCGAGTCGGTCGACCAGTTCAAGGGCGCCAAGGGCGACGCCATCAACATCAAGGTCGAGGGAGTCCTCCCCTACCGCACGTACGGGTGGCGGAACGACCGCACCACGGAGCTCCAGTTCGACACCTACGCCGAGAAGACCGTCCAGGTCACCTTCGGCGGGGACGTCTACTCGGCGCTCCAGCTCACCGACGAGCAGAACGACTTCGACCTGAACGGCTGGGCCAAGCTGATGGCCAAGCAGACCGAGGCGGTCGGCAAGGGCCTGGAGTACGAGGCCGTCGACTACCTGCTCAAGGCCCCCTACTCGGTCACCCTGGGTGGCGCGGTCGCCGATGGCACCGGCACCCGCTCCTACCGCAAGACCCTGATCCGGGCCCGCGAGGTGCTGAACAAGTTCCGCGTCCCGAAGGAGGGTCGCACCCTCCTGGTCGGCTCGGGCTGGGAGAACGAGCTCCTGTCCGACCCGGACCTGAACCTGGCCTCCAACGTCGGTGACGCCGAGGCGGTCTCCGCGCTGAAGGAGGCGACCCTCGGTCGCCGGTACGGCTTCAACATCGTCGTCTCCGACGAGCTGCCGTCCGACTTCGCCGTGGCGATGGTCTCCAGCGCGTTCGTCTTCGCGACGGGCGCCCCGTCCGTCCCGCAGTCCGTGCCGTTCGGCGCCTCCGCGTCCTACAACGGCATCGCGCTGCGCTGGATTCGCGACTACGACGCGACCCGCCTGGTGGACCGCTCCGTGGTCAACACCTACAAGGGCTTCCGCATCATCGAGGACCACCTCATCGGTCGCGACTCGCAGACCCCGTCCCAGGGCTTCGTCTCGGAGCACCAGCACTTCGTTCGCGCGATCAAGCTGGACCTGGACGCGGATGTCGACGTGCTGCCGGACCCGGACGGCCCGGACGAGAAGGCTCAGGAGCTCGCCGCGATCACCGGCATCGCCGGTACCGCTGACGGTGCGGCTGCCTGATCTGGCTGAGTGAGCGGGCGGGGTGTGCAACTGTCGCACCCCGCCCCTCCCCGTGAGCGAAGGAGAACTGACTTGGCGATCTTCGCCACACTGGAAGAGCTGAAGGCTCGCCTCGACTGGACGCTCGACGCTGACGAGGAGCGCATCGCGACCTCAGCCCTGGAGGACGCCTCCGACCTCGCGGTCCACTACGTGGGCCGTGACTGGCCGGACGCCGCCTCCGCCCCGCGCCTGGTACGGACCCTGGTCCTCAAGGCGTGCAAGCGACACCTGAACAACCCCTCGGGCTACGTCCAGTCCCGAGCCGGCGACGAGACGCTGGGCTGGGCAGACGACCAGGGCGAGAACGCCGGCACCGTGTACTTCACGGCGGACGAGCAGAAGCTCCTCGCAGAGATCGGCGGACGCAAGCCCGGCCTGGTCAGCGCGGAGGTCACCGCCTGGCGCTCGCAGCGCAGGCCCGTGACGGCCGGCCTGGTGCCGGTCGCTCAGCCGGTCCCGGAGGCCAAGGAGTTCCCCCTCTTCGCTGAGGAGGTGGAGCCCTGGTGAGCTCCATGCAGCGCAGGCGAGGCGTGACCGCGAAGGTCTGGAAGTCCTCGTACCACACCGACAACCGCGGCAACGAGATCTTGGTCGCCGATGCGGACGGCCCGCACGTCGTGAAGTGCGCGCTGATCCCGCAGCGTTCGGCCCGAGCCGAGGTTCCCGGCCAGCAGCAGATCAACATCACCCGCATGATCGTGGACGCCGACCTCGAAGGCGTCACCCTCTGGTCGCGCGTGGAAGTGCTCGGCTCTGTCTGGGACATCGTGACGCCGCCCGCCTACCACCACGGCACCCGCCAGACGCGGCACTGGTCGATCGACATCCGAGAGAGGCCGAGCTGATGGCGGAGCTCTACTGGCAGCCCAAGGGGGACTCCGAGAAGGGCCCCAAGGACAAGCTGCACAAGCTCATCGCCGAGCTTGACGGCGTCCAGAACGAGGTGTGGGAGCGCACCTTCGAGATCGCGGCGCGAGCCGAAGCTCTCCTGGTGCAGCACCGCGCCGAAGGCGTCGCACAGATCGACATGGCCAAGGGCGACATCGACGCCTACGTGGTCCTCGAAGACAAGAACGCGAACAACACCGGCTCGGACAAGAAGAGCGCCAACTCCGCGGCCTCGATCGAGTTCGGCCGCAGCGGCTACGAGGTCGAGGTCGTCGACAGCGCCGGCAACGTCATCCGCGAGTACGAGGTCGGGGCGATGGAAGGGCTCTACATCCTCACCGAAGCCTCCCACCTACCGAAGAAGCGGCGCGCTGTGCGTACCCCGAAGACGGTCAAGATCAAGGCGCGTAAGCGCGGAGGGGGGCGAGGCTGATGGCTGGACTCCCCCCGGAGATCAAGGCGCTCGCCGAGCTCTCCCCGGTCGAAGACCTGATGCTCGCGGTCCTGCGCCAGGGCCTGCCCGGCATCCAGGTGCAGTCGCTCATCGCGAAGAACCAGACCTTCCCCCTCGTCATCGCGCGACGCGATCCCTCCTTCGGGAACTGGTCGGGCGACACCCGATTCCTTGACGCGGCACGCGTCGGCATCCACGTCTTCTGTCAGGACCCTGACGGCGACGAGGACGCGGCGATCCTCTCCGAGGCCGTCCGCGTCGTGCTCCGAAACGCCTGGCTGAACCAGACGGTCTACCCAGGGCTCGGGCACATCACGCGAGTTGATCTCGCGTCCGCCCCTCGGCGACAGACGGACTGGGCCACCTCTACGGGCCCCGTCCAGTACGCCGACTTGCCGACCGGCGTGTGGCGCTACGAGGCCACCTACGACGTCGAGATCCGCAAGCCGCGTAACCGCCCGTACCCCATCAAGTAAGGAGTCCCCTTCGTTGCTGAACGACAACGCAACCCTCGTCATCGGCTCGGGCAACTACCTGACCGCCCCGGTCGGAACCGACATCCCCGACGACCTCCTGGCCCCCGTCTCCCCGTGGGAGGCCGTGGGTCACACCTCCCTGGAGGACATCCTCTCCATCTCCTCGGAGGGCGGTGAGGCCACCACGATCGGCTCGCTCCAGAACAAGTCGCTGCGCACCAAGTACAGCGCGCGGACCGAGACGATCGCCTTCACGCTCCAGCAGTTCGACACCCCCGGCCTGAAGCTGTACTACGGCTCCAACGCGCCGGTCCTGCCGAACGGCCTGGTCGGCGTTCCCGCTGACCCGGTCCCGACCACGGCTGCGTTCCTCGCGGTGTTCGTGGACGGCGAGAACGTCTTCGGCATCTACGCCCCCAAGGCGGAGATCTACCGCAACGACGACCTCTCGATCGGCGACACCGAGTCGCTGGCCGGCCTGCCGCTCGGCGTGAAGCCGATGGCCCACGGCGCCAACAAGTGGACCTACGCCATCACCCCGCTGGGCACGGTCACCGCGACCGGCGCGACTGCCGGCACTCCGGGCACCTTCACTCCGACCGGTGCGGCGATCCCCGGCGACCTGGCCGACCTGGACCTGGTCACCGCCGACCCGACTACCGCGTGGGCCACCGCCCAGCACGTCGTGCTCGGCGACGGCTCCAACGCCTACTGGAACGGCACCGACTGGGTCGAGGGCATCGCTCCCTGATCCTGATCTCCCCGGCTGTGCAAGTGACGCGGACCTCCTTGCGCAGCCGGGGCCCCTCCGGGGGCTCCTTCTCGACGGTCCGCACCTGTTCACCCAACGACTTTGGAGGTCCGCACCCTCATGGCCCAGTTCACTCTCGACGACATCCGCGCCGCTGCCGACGCCAAGTACGGCTCGACCGACATCGCCCTGGACGAGAAGACCACCGTCCACCTGCTCAACCCGCTCCGCCTGCCGAAGGAGAAGCGCAAGCAGCTCGAAGCCATCCAGGGCCGGATGGACGCCGACGACGCCGACCAGGAAGAGCTCCTGGCCGAGGCGATCGTCCTGGTCGCCGACCACCCCAAGAAGGGGCAGGAGCTGATCAAGGCCGTGGGCGGTGACCTCGCCGTCCTGGCCCAGATCTTCGAGACCTACGGCAAGGGCGCCCAGGTGGGGGAAGCCTCGGCCTCTGCCGCCTGATCGACGAGTACAGGGAGGGGCTGTACGCCGACCTCCGCTTCCACTACGGCATCGACCTGGTGGACGTGATCGAGGGGCGAGGCCCCTCCCCGATGTTCGTCCTCGCGCTTGTGCGGAGGCTGCCTGACACCTCCCTGACTGTCGCTCTCGCGTCGGGCGGCAGGGAGCACTTCGGCTGGGGCGTGGATCGCCACATGGCCGCAGACATCTTCGACGCGATCAACCAGAACACACGGGCCACCGGCAACTGGAGCAAGGGCAAGGCGCCCAAGATCCCGGCCTGGCCTCGCCCGAAACCCCCGAAGAAGACCAGCACCAGCCCGGTCAAGGCGGGGACCAAGAAGGCCGGCAAGCGGGTCTCCGTGGCGGAGATCTACAAGAAGTTCACAGCCCGGAGGTAGCCCATGCCAGCAGGGCAGGTAATCGGCCGCGTCAGCGTCCGAGTGCTTCCCGACACCAGCGAGTTCCGCCGCAAGGCGCAGAAGGATCTCGACCGGATCGAGAAGCAGCTCAAGGTCAACGTCGAGCTTGTGCCCGTCATGGGCAACTTCGTCAGCGAGATGCTGAAGGAGATCCGCAAGCTCAACCAGCAGAACCGGCAGATGAACAGCCGGAAGGTCCGCCTCTACACCACGCTCGCTCTGTCGAACATCCCGAACGAGCTGCGCAAGGCGGTCCGCCGCTACGAGGACATCGCCAAGTCGGAGAAGGTCTCGCTGAAGACCACGCTCGACACCACCGAGGCCGACCTCAAGATCAGCGATCAGTCCCTCCGGGACATGACCGACCAGCTCAAGGACTGGCGGGACCGCAACTCCCCCCAGAAGATCGACCTGGAGCTGAACTGGCCGGCTGGCGGCGGCGCTTACATCGACGCCCGCCTGGCCGTGCTGACACGGCCCCGCACAGTCTCGATCGTGCCGACGCTGAACAACGCGGCGATGGCGAAGGTCGCGGCCGGCATCGCGGCCCTGTCGGGTATCCGCGTGGTGAACAACCTGTTCACGAAGTTCAGCAACATCATCAAGAACCTCGACAAGAACGTGCCGATCATCGGCACGCTGGCAACGGCTGTCGCCGGCCTCGCCGGCTGGGCGCTGTCGGCGTCGTCGAACCTCTTCGCCCTGTCGGCGTCCCTGGCACAGATCGGCGCCACCGCGCTGACACTGCCCGGCATCCTGGGCGGCTTCGCGGTCGGCGTCGGCGTCACCATCGCCGCGCTGAAGGACTTCAACAAGGAGATCCCCGGAGTCAAGGCGCAGCTCGCCGAGCTCCAGAACCAGATCTCCTCGAACTTCTGGGCCCAGGCCAGGGCGCCCATCCAGGAGCTCGTAGACGTTCTTCTCCCGCGCTTCGCTGAAGGCTTCCGAGCCACGGCTACTGCGTCGGGCCAGTTCTTCGGGTCGTTCGCGACCCAGCTCACCGCGGCTCTGAATCCGCAGATCGTCGACGAGATGTTCGGCTACCTCAACGAGTCGATCACCGAGGCGACCAAGGGCACCGACACCTTCGCCAGCATCATCGCCCAGCTCGGCGAGGTGGGCACGTCCTACCTGCCGGACCTGGCCGGCTGGTTCGTCAACATCTCCGAGAAGTTCGACGACTGGCTGAAGAAGAAGGGCGAGATCGGCCTCAAGGCCGAGATCGACCAGGGCATCCAGTCCCTCAAGGACTTGGGCGGCATCCTCGTCGAGACGGGCGGCATCTTCGCCGGCATCGCCCGCGCAGCCACCGAGGCTGGCGGCTCGACGCTGGGGATGTTCCGCGAAACCCTCGCCGGCATCCACGAGGCGGTCGACTCCTCGGGCGTCCAGCAGAAGCTCGTCGACCTGTTCACCGCGGCACACACCGCGATGGCGAACATCTCGGCCGGTGGCGGCGCGCAGTTCAAGGCGTTCCTCGGTGAGATCTCGGGCCTGCTGACGGACATCCTGCCGCAGGTCGGCTCGACCATCGGCGAAGCGCTCGGCGCCATCTCCGAGGCCCTGTCGCAGACGGCAGTGATCGACGGCGTCAAGGCCATGTTCGACGGCATCCAGGGCGCGGTGTCCAACCTCGCTCCCCTGATGATGCCGCTCGGTGCGGCCCTCGGCGCGATCATGGACGTCGTCGCCGCGATGCTCCCGGTCTTCGGTGAGCTGATCACGGCAGCGTTCACGCCCCTGGCTGACGCCGTGACGGCGCTGGCGCCGGCCCTGATCCCGCTCGTCGAGATCCTGGGCGGTGCGCTGACCGGCATCTTCGCCGCGCTGGGCCCGCTGATCATGGCGGTCGTCCAGGCGGTCGTCCCGCTGGTTCAGAACCTGGTCGCCGGCCTCGCGCCGATCCTGACGACGATCGTGTCCGGCTTCCAGCAGATCGTCGTCGCCGTCACCCCCGTGGTGACTCTGCTGCTCCAGCTCCTGACGGCGATCATCACGCCGCTGATCCCGCTCTTCCAGCACATCGTCGACTCGATCATGCCTCCGCTGATCGCGGCGTTCCAGCAGGTGTCCGAAGCCCTCCAGCCCTTCCTCCAGGCGCTGATCCAGGTCGTGAACTTCCTGATGCCGGTACTCATCCCGGCCATCCAGTTCTTCATCGACCTGATCATCGGCTCCCTGGTGATGGCGCTCGACGGCATCGTCAACATCATCACCGGTGTCCTCGACGTGATCATGGGCATCTGGGAGGTCTTCGCCGGCCTCTTCACGGGTGACTGGGACCGGGCCTGGAACGGCGTGAAGCAGATCTTCTCCGGGATCTGGGACATCATCGTCGGCGTCTTCGAGGTCGTCATCAACATCGGCATCCTCGGCTTCTTGAAGAAGGGCATGGCCCTCATCAAGAGCCTGTGGACCGGTGGTTGGAACGCGATCAAGACGTTCTTCACGTCCATCTGGAACGCGATGAAGGGCGGCCTGTACGTCGTCTGGAACGCGATCAAGGGCTACATCGACGACGGCCTGGCCAAGGTCGGCTCGCTCTGGCGAGGCGGCTGGGGCAAGGTGCGGACGTTCTTCGAAGACCTCTGGTTCAAGATCCAGTATTACCTCGGCCAGGCGTGGTCGAAGATGGAGAAGGCTGTCTCCCAGGGTGTCGACAACGTCATCAAGTTCGTCAAGGACTTGCCGAAGAAGGCCAAGTCCGCGCTCGGCAGCATCGGTTCGACCCTGCTCAACGCAGGTAAGGAGCTGATCAAGGGCTTCATCAAGGGCATCACCTCGATGTTCGGTGGAGTCCAGGAAGCGCTCGGCAACCTGACCGACAAGCTGACGAGCTGGAAGGGTCCGGAGTCCCTGGACCGCGTCCTCCTCGTCAACGCCGGCCAGCTCGTCATCGGCGGCTTCATCAAGGGTCTGGAGTCTCGGTACGCCGAGGTTCGCCGCTCTCTGCGGGGACTGACCCAGGACGTGGCCGGCACCGAGTTCGACGTGCCGGGCGTCAACGCGATCGGCGTGTCCCGTGGTGTAAGTGGCGCAGTCGGCGCCGGCCTCGCCGGCTCCGCGGCGGGCGGCACCACGAAGGTTCTCAACTACTACGCAGCACCAGGCAGTTCGCTCGGGTCCGAAGAGGATCTGTTCGCCGCTGCCAACCGTGCTCGGTTTGGATGGTGATCCGGTAGATGCCGAAGCTCCTCCTGGCGAGCGAGAACGACACGCTCGACCTGAACGAGATCGACGACAAGGGCCTGGGCTACCAGGCGAAGACGGGGGTGACGGGCTTCGGCCTGCCCCCCGTCTCCGTCCAGTGGCTCGAAGGCGCCGGGGACGGCGCCACCTTCCGGAGGCGTCGAGTCCTCACGCGGGACATCGACATCCCCCTGGAGATCCTTGCTCGGGATCGCCGTCACCTCCAGGAGCTCACCGACCGGCTGGCCCTCGCGCTGGCCGGTCGGTGCACCCTGACCCTGCTCGACGACAACGGTACGCGCTGGACAACCGATGTGTACCGCACGGGCGGAGGCGAGTACGCCTACGGCGTCGACACGACCGGGGACCGCGAGTTCCAGACGGTCATCACCTTCCGCTCACCCGACCCCTACTGGACGTCGTCCGAGGCGCAGCACCGCTACGTCGGAGGCGACGAGAACACGGCCGGCTTCCTCTCCTCGCTGGCCTCGGTGCCGGTCTCTGCCTCGCAGGCGATCGGCGAGATCCAGCTCGACAACTCGGGCAACGCGGATGCGTACCCGATCTGGGAGATCACCGGCCCCGGCCGGAACTTCCTCGCCGTCTCGCCCTCGGGTGAGCGGCTGTCCTGGCGTGGCCAGCTCCTCACGAACGAGCGGCTGATCATCGACACCAGGAAGGGCACGGTGGTCGACCAGGCCGGCAACAACCGGTACGACGAGCTCGACGCCGCCCCCCGCTTTTGGACCGTCAAGCCGGGCCTGTCCACCGCGACCGCCCAGCTCGAAGACATCTCGACCCGCTCGAAGATCGCGTGTTCGTGGCGGCCCCGGAAGTGGATGGTGGTCTGAGTGCGGCTGGAAGACATCACGGTCGAGGTCCGCGACAAGTCCCTGACTCGTCGCGGCCTCGTCCGGCCCGAAGAGCTCGACATGGAGCTCAACGAGACCTTCAACAACGTCGGCGAGTGGAAGCTGACGCTCGCCGCGGAGAACCCGCTCGCGACGATCCTGCGCCAGCCCGGCTCGGGCATCATCGTCACCGGCCCGAACGACGTCATCATGTCGGGCCCGATGGTCACCCCCGAGTTCGCTGCCACACAGGAGGACCCCGGAGGGACCATCACCTTCACCGGGGTGTCAGACACCATCGCCCTCGCGGACGCGCTCGCGTTCCCCGATCCGACCAACCCCAATGGCGCCAGTCAGACGAAGGCGCACGATGTCAGACAAGGCTCGGCGGAGGATGTCATGCATTCCTTCGTCATGGCCAACATCGGTCCGACAGCCCCGGTCGAGCGGCGTAAGACATACCTGATCGACGGGGCCAGTCAGGGCCGCGGGCCGGCCGTCATCAAGTCCGCCCGCTTCCCCGTGCTGGGCAACCTGCTCGCCGAGCTGGCCCTGTTGGGCAGCCTCGGCTTCCGTGTCGTGCAGCGCGGCGCGAACCTGGTCTTCGAGACCTACCAGATCGTCGACCGCACCCGCCTGATCCGCCTCGACGTGGCCAACGGGACGCTCGCCGGCCAGCGCGTGGCGATCTCCCCGCCTGGCGTCACGCGCGCCATCGTGGCCGGCCAGGGCGAGATGGTGAAGCGCCAGTTCCTTCAGGTGCAGACGGCTCAGTCCATCGCCGCCGAGAAGGACTGGGGCCGGCGCATCGAGAAGTTCATCGACCAGCGCAACACCGACAAGTGGGACGAGCTCCAGCAGGCCGGCGACGAAGCGATGGAGGAGTCCGGCTTCACCGCGGTCAACGTCCAGGTCGTCCCGATGGACGACAGCGCCATGCGCTTCGGCCACGACTGGTACCTGGGTGACAAGGTCTCCGTCGTCGTCGAGGACCAGGAGCTGACGTCCAACGCGACCGGCATGGTCATGAAGGCGGGGCCTGACGGCTTCCAGGTCGGTGTCGTACTCGGCGACCCGAGCGGCTTCAACGCCGACGCCGCGATGGCGAAGCGTGTGACAAGCACCGAGGCGCGTGTCTCACAACTGGAGCGGCTGTCGGACATCGGCGCCGCAGCAGAGAACCAACTGATGTCGATCATGGGAGTGTGGTGAACAGATGGCCACGGCGCCGAAGGCGTTCTGGCGGGGCGAGCTCCCCGACGCGGAGACGGTGATTTACACCGTCCCATCCAACGGGCAGGCGATCATCACGGACATCGTCGCCACCAACATGGACGAGACGAGCGCGATGCTCGCGGTGAAGATCAACGACGTGCCGCTCCTGGCCAACGTCGGCATCCACCCCAACGGCGTGTTCACCATCCGCCTGTCCCAAGTCCTCGAACCGAACGACTCGATCAAGATCCAGGGCAACGCGGCCACGGCCTACGCCCACATCAGCGGAGTGGAGGTCGCGTAAGTGCCGACTACGTACTACCCCTACGACAACGGGACCGTAGGCCCGACCGGTCCGGAGGGCCCGCAGGGTCCGGCCGGCCCGCCTGGCGCCAACGGTGTCGTGCAGTCGGTCAACGGCCAGAGCGTCGAGAACGTCGTGCTCGCAGCGGCCGACGTCAACGCCCTGCCCGACACGGGCAACGCCCAGCTCGACGGCCAGTACCTCTGGCTGAACACGCCGGCCGGCACCTTCCGCGCCTTCGGCTACAAGACGGACGGCGTGGACCGCTGGCTGATGCAGGTCGACGACACCGCGGAGGCCGGCACCAACACCGGCTCGAACTTCCGCCTGTCGGCCCGCAACGACGACGGCTCCTTCAACAAGACCGTCGTCTACGCCCGGCGCGACAGCGGACAGGTCTCCTTCAATACGACCGTCACGCACGGCGGAGCGACCATCACCTCGGGCGGGCCCGTGGCCCTGCGCGACGTCACCGCCGACCCGGCGACCGCCTCGGGCGGCGCCTACCTGTACTCCAAGGGCGGCGTGCTGTACGTCAAGCAGGCGGACGGCACCAGCTTCCAGATCACCTCGATCAGCTACCCGGTCCTGTCAGTGAACGGCGAGACCGGCAACGTCACGCTCGGCGCGTCCGACGTCGGCGCCATGCCGGCCACGGACGGCCAGGTCGTCGGAACCCTGCCGATCACCGGCAACGCAGGCACGGACCGCACCGTCTCCTTCCGTACCGGCACCCAGAACCGCTGGACGATGGCGGCCGGAAGCGGCACGGAGACCGGCACCGACGCCGAGGGCTCGAACTTCCTCCTGGCGAGCCGGAACGACGACGGCTCCTACCGCGCGAGCGTCATCGACGCCAGCCGGTCCACGGGCCAGGTCTCGATCGGTGGCGGCACGAAGCTGTCGGACGCCAAGCTGACGGCGATCAACGGCGTCGGTGTCACCAACCGCACGGAGGACCCGGCCGCCCCCTCGCAGGGCTTCGTCCTCTACGCCAAGGACGGCAAGCCGTACGTCATCCAGGCGGACGGCACGATCTTCCAGGTCGGCTCCGGAGGTGGAGGCGGCACGGGCGGCGCGGTCGACTCCGTGAACGGCCAGACCGGCATCGTCACCCTGGACGCGGCCGACGTCGGCGCCATACCCAAGGACCAGGACGCCTCGACGAGCGGCCGGCTCACCAGCACCAAGGGCTTCACGGTCAACTCGGCCGACGCCAACGCCAACCCGATCGTCACCGACTCCCCCGAGGGCCAGGCTGCACGCCTCGCCGTCCTGCGGGTCGGAGGGGTGGACAAGTTCTCCCTCACCGCGGCCGGCAACCTGACCCTTGCCGGCGCACTGACGGCCAGCGGGACGAGCACCGTCGACAACCTGCGGGTCGGCACGGCCGGCTCCTTCGGCGGCGCATCCGGCAGCGTCATCGCGCTGGGCAACGCCGGGACCCTGCCTACCAGCAGCCCGAGCGGCGTGGTCCTGTTCTCGGACGCCGGGGTGCTGAAGGTACGCCAGGCGGACGGCACGGACGTCACGGTCCAGAACGTCGACCTCGACGACCTCGGCGGCATCAAGTGGGACGACGTTGGCGCGGTCAACGGTGTCGCTTCCCTCGACTCCGCGAGGCGCGTGCCGGCCGCACAGCTCCCGTCGTTCGCGAAGCCGAGCGACTTCGACCCGACCGACCTGGGCCTGAAGGCGTGGTCGTCGGACCCGGCGATGTGCTCCGTGCAGGTCGTGTACCCGACCAGCGGCTCGGGCCGCGTGACGGCGGTGAAGATCAACGAGGCCACCTCGGTGAGCCGGATCGTCTGGTACGTCAAGGGCTACGCGGGCGGCCTCAAGACGGGCTCCTGGGCAGGCATCTACAACTCGTCCGGCACGCTCATGCGTGCCACGGGAGACCTGTCCACCGCCACGTACGAGCCGCAGGAACAGCACGCTGACGGGGGCGGGACCTCCTGGTCCAACCTCACCTCCGCCGTGACGCTCCAGCCCGGCCTGTACTACGTCGTGTGGCGCATGGTCTACACCGAGAGCCCGGTCGACGGGCCCGCGCTCCTGGCCTACGACAACAGCTCGGCGTGCCCCTCGAAGATCTACAACACCTGGCGCTGGGCCTCGCTGACCACCTCCGCCTCGTCCGCTCCGAGCTCGATCTCGGTCAGCTCGTTCCAGGGTGACCCGAAGCGATTCTGGGTCGCACTCGCGTAAGGAGGTGAGCCCGTGGGCCTGCTCTCGGCAGACCACATGCCGCGCGGCGTCGTGGCCATCATGAAGGACCCCGGAACCACCGCCTACATCGGCGACACGGAGACGACGGTCTACCAGCTCGGCTTCACCGCCGCCCCGAAGCGCATCTACAAGGTGCACCTCCAGGTGTACGTCGTGGACGTGGACGGGGTGGGCGACAACACGAACAGCAACATCCGCTACGCCAAGAGCAGCGCGCTGGTCAGATGCCGTTGGGCGTCGGGATCGAGTGTCACCACCTCGTCCACGGTCATCGGCGCCACGCGCGTGACCGTCTTCGACGACGACTCCTCGACAGGGTCCGGCATCGACGCCACCTACTACCTGGTCAACCCTCCGAGGGGACTGACCACGGTAGGGATCTCGCTCCTCGCCGGCCGCGCTGCGGCCACGTACGGAGGGGTCCGCTTCCTGGCGTCTGCCAGCGACAGCCTCGTCATCGAAGACGTCGGCCCGTACTCCGAGTAACTGACCCCCTCTACCTGAAGGAGGACCCCCCGCGTGTCCATCAGCTCCTACCCGTTCGACGGCCAAGCCGTCTCCGAGGGGCAGTACAGCTACCTCTTCCGCGAGCTCGCCTCACACTCCGGTATCGCTGACCAGGTCGGCGGCTCGGGCTTCGCCGTCCAGGCTGACGGCTCCGGGATGAACGTCAAGGTCAACCCCGGCTTCGCGGTCGTGCGCGGCCACGCCGTCCAGTCGACGGCGACCGAGACCCTGACCATCGCAGCCGCGAGCGCAGCCACCCGCTACGACCGCGTCGTGCTGCGCCTGGACCCCACCGCCAACAACATCACCCTCGCCGTCGTGCAGGGCACCTCCGGTGGTGGCGTGCCGGCCCTGACCCAGACCGACACGGGCGTCTTCGAGTTCCCGCTGGCCACCGTTACCGTCCCGGTCGGCGCTGCGACCATCTCGGCCGGCAACGTCACGGGCGAGCGCGAGTACCTGGGCAACACCGTGGGCGGCTGGACCACCGCGACCCGCCCGAAGAGCCCCCGCACGGGCCGGCTCGGACTGAACACCTCGACGAACCGGTGGGAGTTCTGGGACGGTACCAAGTGGACCGACCTCGCCCCGACCATCACCTGGCAGACGATCGAGGGGGCGCCGGCCAGCTTCCCCCCGGCCTCGCACACGCACCCCTGGGGTGACGTGACGGGCAAGCCGACGACCTTCCCTCCGAGCTCACACAACCACGACTGGGACCAAGTCACCGGCAAGCCGTCGTCGTTCCCGCCGAGCTCCCACTCGCACACCTGGAATTCGATCACCTCGAAGCCCTCGACGTTCCCGCCGAGCTCGCACAGCCACTCCCAGTACGTGTCGAGCACGGGCACCGTCTCCTGGGCCAACGGCTCGAAGCAGCCGCACGCTCGAAGCGTCTCCGGTTCCGGTACGTACTACGCGGTGTGGGTCCGCGGTGACGGTGGCTTCTGCAAGAACACCAGCTCCCGCAGGTTCAAGCAGAACATCCGCGACCACGAGGTGGACGCTGACGCCGTCCTGAACCTGCGGCCCGTCGTGTATGACCGACTCCCCGACGAGGAGGGCGGCGACTACGCGCGGGACGAGTTCGGCCTGGTCGCGGAGGAAGTGGGCGAGCACCTTCCCGAGATCGTCACGCGCGACGAGGAAGGGCTCATCGACACCGTCCGCTACGACCTGCTCGGCGTCGCCCTGATCCCGGTCGTGCAGCGCCAGGCCAAGCAGATCTCCGAGCTGGAAGCCCGGCTCGCCCGCCTGGAGGCCGCGCTGTCGTGACCGCTCTTGCCCTTGACCCAACTGTGCAAGTGTCGCTGATCACGGCCGGGGGCACGCTGGGTGTCGCCCTGGTCGGCGTACTGGTCGAACTGGTACGCCGCCAGGGCAACGCCCTCGCAGACGTCGCAGAGAACGTGCAAGTGGCGCGAGACCACGTAGCGAACACGCACGACACCAACCTTCGCGACGACATCGACTCCCTGATGTACCGCATCGACCGCGTCATCGACGCCCAGGAAGTGCACAGCCGCGAGCTGGCCGCACTCCGCGAGGACATCCAGCACGAACGCCGCGAGCGCCTGGCCGTGGCCGAACGCCTCGACGACCACATGGCCGCCAACGCGGCCTGACCTGCAAGGAGGAACACACCCCGTGTCCGTCAACATCGTCTCCCGCTCCGCATGGGGCGCCCGCCCCTGGAACGGCTCCCCCGCCTACGTCCCCCTGAGCTCGCGCACCGAGTTCTTCATCCACTACGACGGCGCCCATCACATCACTGCGACCGGCAACTCGGTACCGCAGGCGATCGACCGCCAGCACCAGGCCCAGGGCTGGGCCGGCATCGGCTACAACTTCGTCATCGACCAGGCCGGGAACGTGTTCGAGGGCCGCGGGTGGACCAAGCAGGGCGCTCACTGCCCCAACCACAACATCAGCGGGATCGGCGTCCAGATCGCCATCGGCGGTGACCAGGAGCCGAGCGAGAAGGCTCTCGCCGCCGCGCGGGCGCTGTACGACGAGGCGTGCAAGAAGACCGGCCGGAAGCTGGCGAAGAAGGGCCACAAGGACGGCTTCGCGACCGCCTGCCCCGGCCCCAAGCTGTACGCCTGGGTCAAGGCCGGGATGCCGGCCGGCGACTACGACGCCCCCGACGCTCCCGAGGCCCCGGCCCCCGAGAAGCCGGCGAGCTGGGACGGCAAGTCCTTCCCTGGCGCCTCGGCGTTCAAGCTGGGCCAGTCGCACCCGGCCGTGACCGTTCTCGGTCAGCGCCTGGTCGCTCACGGCTTCGGCCGCTTCTACAAGGAGGGCCCCGGCCCGCGCTTCACCGAGGTGGACAAGGACGCCACCCAGGCGTTCCAGAAGGCGCAGGGCTGGACCGGCTCGGACGCGGACGGCTACCCCGGCCCGTCCACCTGGTCCCGACTGATGGCGACCCCGAGGAAGACGGCCAGCGCCCCGGCCAAGAGCTCGATCGTCGCGCTGAACAGCGCGGTGAAGCCGGGCGCCACCCATGCCCAGGTGAGGGAGCTCCAGCAGCTCCTCGTCAAGGCGGGCTACGGCCCGATCAAGGGCGCCTACACCACCTACTACGGCCCGGAGACCCAGAAGGCGGTCGCCCGGTTCCACAACAAGAACCCCCACCTGAAGAGCGCGGGCGTCTCGTACGACCCGGCCATCGGGAAGAAGGGGTTCGTCGAGCTCCAGAAGGAGGCCGGTCGCAAGTGAGCAAGCACCGCAGGGTGAGTGAGAAGGGCCTGAGCCTGATCACCCGGACCCTGCCTACGAAGTACAAGAGCAAGGCCGGCCTGGTCGCAGCCCTCGCGGGCGTGGCCCTGTCCGCAGCGGCCCTGTTCGCCACCGACTACCCGCAGGTCGCGGTCGCCATCCAGGCGTTGACCGCGTTCGGCTTCGTCGAGAACGACTCCGAGTAAGAGAGAGCCCCCGCTTGCCTCAACGGCTGGCGGGGGCTCCTCTCTTGTCTCAGCCCTGCTTCTTGGCTTCGATCTCCTCCAAGGAGACGACCTTCGGCCTCCTGCGTGCCGTCGTCTTCTTGGCGGCCGGCGCCTTCCTGGCCGGCGCCTTCTTGGCCGGTGCGGGCTTCGGCTCGGGAGCGGTCTCCAGGACGGGCGCGGGCTCGGGCTCCTCGTCAACGAGCTCCGCCTCTTCCAACCACTCCTCGAACGGCTCGGCGTGCTCCTCGCACAGATCCTTCGAGATGGTCCGGCCGTCGTCGGCCGTGATGGTGTACCGCTTGGCGGGGATCTTCTTGTCGATGTCGCAGGCGCGGAGCAGCACGATCATCCCTCCCGGTGTGAATCTTGAACTGTGATCTCCACGATACCCCGGCGAGCTTGACGGGTGTGCAGTAGTGTGGAAGTGTCACACGTCGGCCCAAGATCACGAAGACAGGAGGCGCATGGGAGCGCGCAAGATCCAGGATGAAGGGGAGGTCATCCGCTGGTTCGAGGAGGGGCGCACGTACCAGTGGATGATCGACAAGTACAAGGAGAAGTACGGCATCGACACCGTCCCCTCGATGTGGGGGAACTTCCGGCGTCGCCGGGGGCTTGATCGTCGGATCATCCGAGACGACGACCTGATCCCCTGGATGGTCAAGGAGGAGCACCGCTGGGCGTACCCGCTCGTCATGCTCCGCACCGAGGCGCGGCGCCGCGCCGGCAAGCCGGTCACTGAGGCTGACCAGGGCCGGCTCGCGACCTGGAAGAAGATGCTGGAAGAGGAAGATGCAGTGGTCCACTACGACCCGGAGACGGAGGAGGGGTTCTTCTACATCCCCCGTCAGCCCGCGGATGACGATCTCATCCACCGCCCGGCCCAGAAGACCACGGAACGTCCGAACACGGACAAGCAGTAAGATCGAGCCGTACGCGACGAAGCCCCCGCACTGGACTTGCGGGGGCTTCGTTGCTGTCAAGGGTAGGGGGATTTTGTTTCATCACAAAATTTCTTGGCTGTACCGTGCAACCTTCTCCACGGTTACGGAGTCGTAGCTTCCGGATCGTGAAGATCCGATGAGGAACTGGTTGACTTTTCATTGATCGTCTGTGCAAGATGGATCACGTCAGCGACACTTACACACCGGGGAGGTCTGGTAGATGGATGGACAGTGGGGGGCGAGGCCCGCGTTCGGTACCGAGGGATGGACCGGCACCTACACGACGAGCGACGGGCTGATCACAATCGTCGTGAACGACCCGGACGAGGAGTTCTACATCGACGCGAGGCAGGGCCACTCCCCCAAGGTCATGCGGAGCGTCCTGGCGATGGCCCGGCATCACGGACTCGAACTGATGGACGAGGACGAGTGCGAGCCCGAGCTCCTGGAGGACGGCACCGTCCGCCTCTACCTGGTCCAGGGCGCCACCCCTGCCGCCCCTGTGCAGCCCGTGAAGGTGGGCGGCAGGACGAAGGTCGTCAAGCGCAGCCTGGCGGGCCTGGCACTGGCCGCCTGCGTCACGGGCGGCGTGCTCATGCCGAGCCCGATGCGCACCGACTACGACCTGCTGCACTTTCGGGTGATCCCCGAGCACGACACCCTGCCCAAGCATCAGCACCTGCCCGAGAACCAGGGCGTCAGCACCTACGTCATGACCACCGACATGAAGGGACAGTGAGTGGTACTGAATCTGATGGAGATCCCGCAGCAGGCGAAGCCGCTGCACCCGAACCTCTCAGTCCCCCGCGACGGCTGGGGCAGGCCGCTGATCGTCCCCGAGGACGGCGGCAAGCCGAAGGGGCACACCCGCACCACCACGTTCATCGACTGCATCGAGGACAAGTCGAACCTGATCGACTGGAAGGCCCGCAACGTCCTGATCGGGATGACCAGGCGCCCGGACCTGGCCGAGAAGGCGCGCGAGCTGGACCCGGAGGACCCGGCCGACAAGAAGCGACTGAACCTCCTCGTCGAGCAGGCTGAGGAAGCGGCCGGCGCGAACGACAAGTCGCGCAAGGGCACCTACCTGCACGACCTGTCTGAGTACGTGGACCGCGGCGACCCTCTGCCCTCGACGATCTCGGGCGCGGACCTGGACGACATGGCCGCGTACATGATGGCGACCAGCGTGCTGGAGGTCATCGCGATCGAGCAGTTCGTCGTCGTGCCCGAGCTGGGTGTCGGCGGCACATTCGACCGACTGTCGTACTACGACGGGCCCGGCCCGGACGGCAAGCCGATCTCGGGCAACTTCATCACGGACACGAAGACCGGCAACATCAAGTACGGCCAGCTCAAGATGGCATCGCAGCTCGCGGTGTACTCGCGAGGCAAGCTGTACGACCACACGAAGTTCCCTGTGGACGCCGACGACAAGAAGGCCATCGCCGCGTGGAAGAAGACCGAGTTCTCGGCGGAGCAGGCGGCTGCCGCTTACTCGCCGCTGCCTCCGGTCAACCAGGACTGGGGCATCATCGTCCACTTGCCAGCCGGCGAGGGAGTGTGTAACTTGTACTGGGTCAACCTGAACATCGGGTGGGCGCTGGCGCAGCTTGCACTCGAAGTGCGTAAGGCCCGGTCGACGAAGGGTGCGATGCTCCCCTTCGTGAGTCAGATCACACCGACCGAGGTTGACACTTCGGCCCAAGTGTGAAAGTGTAGCAACATCACCGCGAGAGAGGAGCACAACACCGCGTGAAGGTCACCATCAAGTACGGCAAGGGCCACGACGACTCCTGGGTCGTCTTCGAGGGAAGCACCCAGGAGATCAGGACCGACGTCATCGACTACTTCGGGATGGACCCCGAGACGCTGGCCGGCCTGAGCCTGAGCTCGATCGTCGTGAACGCCACGAACATCGCGCACGGCAAGGGGCTGATCGCCACGTCGCTGGGCGCCACGGTCGTCGAGGAGACGCCGGCTGCGGCACCGGCCAAGCCGACCGAAGACCCGTGGGCTGCGGCCTCGGCCGCCCAGTCTGGCGGACCTTGGCCCGGCAGTGCAAGTGTCGCACAGCCCACCGAGGAGAAGGCCGACGACACGACCGCCTGGGCCCTCGGGGAGATCGAGAAGAAGACCACCGTCAAGGAGCTCAAGAAGTTCTGGGCGGAGAACCAGGCCCTCTTCTCCAACGAGAAGATCATGACCGCCTGGAAGGCGCGCGGTAAGGCGCTGAAGGAGGCCGGCGCCGCGTGAAGCAGCGCGACCCCCTCGTAGACCTGCTGGCCGCGATCACGATGATCGTCGTGCTCGTCGCCGGCATCTGGATCTGGACGTCCGCGCCGTGCGGATTCTGGTCCTACTCCAGGGTCGGCGACATGCCGGCTCGCTGCATCAAGTAATCGCAACGTAACTGCCCGAGTGGGCAACGAACGAAGGAGATCAGACACAGTGGCTCTCAACCTCATCGACATCCCGGTCCAGGGCGGCGGCTGGTTCAAGCCGAAGGACAACCTCGGCTCGGTGGCCATCCTCCTGGAGGTCCACTCCTACGAGAAGCAGCGCCCCACCCCGAACGGTCCGAAGGACTCCGCTCTCGCGGACGTGACCGTCTTCCGCGACATGGCGTCCCTCCAGGCCGGCACCCCGCAGGTCACCAAGGGCCAGAGGATCGAGCAGACCATCCTCGCCCGCGACCTGGAGACCATCGTCGGCGGCGCCACGATCGTGACGCTCGACCAGGTCCCCCCGAAGAAGCCCGGTGCGCACCCGGCGTGGGTGTGGCGTCCGGTCACGGACGCGGCGGTCCGCAACGCGGTGATCGCGTACGCCGAGAAGCGGGAGAAGGACGCGGAGGCGGCGATGGACGCGGCCCCCGACTTCGACTGATCTGACTGTGTAACTGTCGCTACGACCGGAAGGGGGTCGATGAGCGGGCGCCAGCCCGCAGGGAGGAGGTCTCAGTGACGAGGCCGAGCTGGGACACCTGGGCGACGGAGCTCGCCTACACGGTGTCCACGCGAGCCGACTGTACGAGGGCCCAGGTGGGCGCCGTACTGCTCAGCCGGACACATCGTGTCCTCGCCGTTGGCTACAACGGCCTGCCGGCCGGCATCCCCGGCTGTGCGTCTGCGGGCAACTGCCCGCGGGGGAAGCTGTCGACCGCCGAGTGCGAGCGGGACAGCGACTACTCGAACTGCCCGGCCGTACACGCCGAGGCGAACGCCATCTACCACGCAGACGCCTACGAGCTGCCGGGGTCCACGTTGTACGTGACCCGCAAGCCGTGCCCCGCCTGCACCACCTTGATCGAGGCGGCCGGTATCAGCCGCGTCGTAGTCGACGGAGAGGAGATCACCCAGTGCTCACCCCAGGACGCTCCCTGGCGCTTCATGCTGAATCAGGCCGTGAACTCCCGCGCGTAGAGGCGTTCGACGACCTGTATGCGATGGGCGTGAGGCCCAGGCACGGCGAGGTCATCATGATCGCCGGCCGCTCGGGCACCCAGAAGAGCGGCTTCGCTCTGTTCTGGACCGCGATGATGAACCTGCCGACGCTGTACTTCAGCGCGGACATGTCCGCCTTCACCGCATCCTCGCGCCTGGCGTCCATGATGACGATGGACACCACGGCGATGGTCGAGGCCGGCATGGCGGAGGGCGGGAAGTACCGCGAGGCGTACATCGAGGCCCTGGCCAACCTGAACATGACGTTCTCGTTCGGGTCGCCGATCTCCTGGCGGGCGGTCGACGAGGAGCTGGAGGCGTACGTCGAGCTGTGGGACCGGTACCCCGAGGTGATCGTGTTCGACAACCTGATGGACTTCGAGGGCGCCGAGTCGGACTACACCGAGCAGATGGCCGTGATGCAGGGCTGCACCGAGCTGGCCCGCCACACGGGCGCGACCGTGATGATCCTTCATCACGCGAGCGACAAGAACTGGGAGGCCAAGACGAACCCGTGGGCTCCCCCGTCGCGTGACCAGGTGAAGGGCGGCCTGTCGGAGAAGCCCGAGCTGTCCCTGTCCGTCGCCCTGGACCCCACGTCGATGGCGTACAACGTGGCCTGCATCAAGCAGCGCATGGGTCCGTGCGACCCGACTGCCGGCCGGTACGCGACGATGATCTGTGAGCCCGAGTACACGCGGTTCAAGAAGGCCGAGGCGCGGACCATCATCCAGGCCGCCAAGCCGAAGCCGGCCGAGGAGTGGTCGCCTACCAAGGTCGCCTTGTCTCTCGGCTCGTAGTGTGATACTGTCGCAAGACAACGCCGGGCGCCCGCCCGGCCTTCTTTGAAGGAGGTGTGTAACTTGAGCAACAGCGTAGCGGCGAGGAACCGCCGCAACAAGCGCAAGGGCGCGGACTGGGAGAGCGATCTGCGCGAGGGTCTGCGCGGTGAGGGCTTCGACGTCGAGTCCCTGCGGCTCGCCGGTAAGGAGGACGAGGGCGACCTGGTCATCCGCGAGGGCGACGGCAAGTACCTGGTGATCGAGGCCAAGAACGCCAAGTTCGAGCCCGGCGTGTTCCTGGGTGAGGCCATCGCCGAGCGGGAGAACTTCGCCAAGCACCGCGGCCTGGACCTCGAAGACGTCGACTCGATCGTGGTGGTCAAGCGCCGGGGCAAGAACTGGCGCAAGGCGTTCGTGCTCACGACCGTCGAGGACTACCTCGGGCTGGACCCGCAGTGATCGGGTTCATCGGGGCCGACATGACCCAGGACGAGCGCAACGAGCAGTGGGACTGGCTGGAGGCGTTCTTCGCCTACATCGAGGACCCCGACTCCGACCTCGAACAGATCCTCGCCGTCGAAGAGCACCTGGAGGTGACACACCCGTGAGGTTCCACCGCATCGACGCCGACCGCAGCGGAGGTACCGACTCCAAGCCGACGCTCGAAGCGGTCATGCATCACTTCGATGTCGACTTCAACGACCAGCGCAACACGGGCATGGCGAAGTGCCCGCTGCACGACGACAACACCCCGTCGATGTCCTACCGGCTCGACGAGGGCCTGTGGAACTGCCACTCCTGCGGCAACGGGGGCGACAGCTTCACCCTGATCGAGAAGTACCACGCCGAACAGCTCGGCAAGGAGATCGGGTTCAAGGAGGCCAAGGCGTACGCCAAGGAGCACGGCCTCGAAGAGGGCGCGGTCGCCTCCAAGGAGGACGGCTACACCAGCCGGTACGGAGGCGGCCACCGGGCCGCCCGGAAGAAGACCGGCAGCAAGCCGGGGGGCGGCTACGTGCCGGCCTGGAAGAGGAAGTAAGGAGGAGAACAGCTTGGCCGAGCACGAACCGCTCACGCCGCTCTCGACGTCCCAGAAGGAGATGCTGGAGGAGGCGGTGAGCACCTACCAGGCCCACCTCAACGCCGAGACGGCGGCCTACCTGATGGCGCGAGGCATCGGGCGGGACGAGGCCCTGGCCTTCCGGCTCGGGATCGTCGCCGACCCGGCACCGGGCCACGAGAAGTACCGGGGGATGCTCGCCATCCCCTACCTGGGCCGGGACGGACAGCCGCTCACCGTGCGGTTCCGCTGCCTCCAGGAGCACAACCACCGCGACTACTTCCACGGCAAGTACAACACCGTCAAGGACGACATCCCCCGCATGTTCAACGTCGGGGCCGTCCACCGCGCTGGCGACGAGATCCACGTCACCGAGGGCGAGCTCGACGCAGTCATCCTGAACAAGCTCGGCCTGCCGGCAGTCGCCATCCCCGGCGCCAACATGTGGTTCGGCCGGCACCGCAGGATGCTCGCCGGCTTCTCCCGCGTGTGGACCTGGGCCGACCCTGACGACGCGGGCGCCGAGCTCACTGGCAAGATCACGCGGGCCCTGAAGTCCGCCAAGGCGGTACGGCTGAAGGCCGACGTCACCGACACGTACCTGGCACACGGGGTCGAGCACATCCTCGGCCTGGTGCAGAAGAAGGAGGACTGACCCAGTGGCAGACGAGACGACCGAGACCCCGAAGAAGACCACCCGCAAGGCCGACCCGCTGACCCAGCTCCTCAACGAGGTGAAGGGCGAGATCAAGGAGCTGGGGGAGTTCGAGCTCGCCGAGATCAACGACAGCCTCCGTCGCGGGCACGACCGCCGAGCCACCGCCTGGGCCAAGGAGTACGGCAAGAGCGGCCGGTACGACGCCTGCATCCTGTCGGCCGCCTTCGAGGCCCTGTCCTGCTACCCGCACGAGCGCCGGCACGCTCTGCTCCAGCTCGCCGCCGTGGCCGTCGCCGCAGCCGAGAAGCTGGAGGCCGGCAAGTGAGCGCCGAGGGCGAGGAGTTCATCTCTCCGGAGGAGTGGGAGGCGATCGAGGCCACGGCCGAGCCCGAGCCCGTCGTCGACCACTTCTCCAGCGTGAAGCGGGCCGCCTCGATCGTGGGAGACCTGCGGGCCGCCCTCCTCACGGAGGGCTTCGACGAGAAGGAGACCTTCGAGCTGGTCCAGATGTACTGGGCCTCGGAGTTGGGGGTGTTCGACTGAGCGCCCCACTGCCCGGCAGGCCGGGCCCCAAGCTCGAAGCCATCTACGAGGCGATGACCGAGGACGAGCGCGAGGCGTTCCGCCCCGTTCTCCTCGGACCCTCGCCGGCCGACTGGCTGGCAGACCTGCTCCGCATCAACGGGCACGACGTGTCCGCGTCCACGATCCGTACGTACAGGCGCTCACTGCGCAGAGAGGGGGTGACCAGTGTCTGAATTGACCGATGCACTGCTCGCCAAGCCGACCGCCCCTGCGGTCGCCGGCCGGAAGGTCGACCCGGAGAAGGACTTCACCCGGCAGATCGAGGTGAAGGGCGACAGCGCGGACGTGACCGTGCGGGCCGAGACCTTCGAGGAGACCGAGTCGGCCGCGACCGACGTGCTGCGCGGCCAGGGCCTCGACCCGGCCGAGTGGACCGTGACCGGCTTCCGCTCCTCGGAGTGGACGATGGCGAACGGTGAGACGGGCGTGTCGACCCGCTTCTCCTTCGCGCGGTGTGCAACTGTCGCAGAGCGGGAGCGGCCCCCGATCGACGAACTGCTGGCCGCGATCGACTCCGCCCCCGCGATCGAGCCCCCGCAGGAGACCGGAGGCCACACCTTCATCGTGGCACTCGGCGACATGCAGTTCGGCAAGATCGACGGAGACGGCGTCGAGGGCACGCTGGAGCGGACGATCGCCTGCCTCAACCGGGCAGCCTCGCTGGTCGAGCACTACCGGCGCCGCTTCGAGATCGGCCACATCCACCTCGCCTGGCTCGGTGATCATGTCGAAGGGTTCGTCAGCCAGGGCGGCGCCAACACCTGGCGCACGCAGCTCACGCTCAACGAGCAGATCCGCCTCACGCGGCGGGTGATGCTGCACGCGCTTCTCCTGTTCGCGCCGATGGCCGGCCGCATCACGATGGCGGCTGTCCCCGGCAACCACGGCGAGGCCGTACGGATCAGCGGCAAGGGCGTGACCCGGTACGACGACAGCCACGACACCGAGTCCCTGATCGCGGTCAAGGACGCGGCGGACCTGAACCCCGAGCGGTTCGGTCACGTCGAGTTCTACGTGCCCGACACGGACGAGCTGACCGTCGTCGTCGACTGCTCGGGCTCGGTCGTGGCCCACGCTCACGGCCACCAGTTCCGGCCCGGCAAGCACTTCGAGTGGTGGAAGGGCCAGGCGTTCGGGCGCAGCTCGGCCATGCACCAGGCGGACGTCCTGCTCGCCGGCCACCTGCACCACGAATTCATCGAGGCAGACGGGCCGCGGACCTTCATCCAGGTGCCGTCGATGGAGTCGGAGTCGACGTGGTTCCGGCACAGCAAGGGCGCGGAGGGCGCCCCCGGACTGATCGTCGCAGTGACCAAGGACGGGCGCGTGCCCGTGAAGGAGGTAGTCACCCAGTGAACATCATCGAGATCACCAACGCCTACGACACCGCCGAGCAGGCGCGGGCCGACTGGCTGTTCCTCGGGGACGACGAGGTGCTGAAGGTCGTCGAGCGCGCGGCCTGGCACATGGCCAACAAGTACGACAGCTCGCGCACGATCGAGCGGGAGGACGCCTACCAGGAGGGCTTGATCCTGATCGCCACGCACCCTCGCCTGCGGGAGTGCATCGACAGGCCCGAGCTCGGGCTCGGGGTCCTCTACACCAGGCTCGTGCAGAGGCTCACGCACCGCATGGAGACCGAGGCCAAGCACCGCTCCGGTACGAAGTCCTGGGAGGTCAACCAGGCCCAGCTCGAAGCGCAGGGGTACTGAGTGGCGTACACCCGAGCAGTGGTCGAGCGGGTCCTGCCTGCCGTCTTCGACCCGGACGCCGCTTACGGCATGAAGAACGAGCAGGCTCCGGACGCGGACATGCCCAAGGGGCACGTCGACAAGAAGAAGGGCTCCGACTTCCCTGCCCACCTCGCCGATGTGCGGCGCGGGTGGGACACGGCAGACCTGAACCTCGACGAGAAGCGCGCGATCGTCATGCGCTACGGCCTGGACTGGACGTACGAGGAGATCGGCGGCCTCTTCGGCGTCCACAAGAGCACGGTCCAGCGCCGGGCCGAGCGAGGCGTGGGCAAGCTGACCGCCCACCTGAACGGCGTGAAGTACATCGACGGATACGACCAGTTGGAGGATGAAGCAGCGTGAGCGAGACCCCGCCCGCGGAGATGGCCGATGGCCGGTTCGACCACTACGACGACGAGCGCGAGCTGTACTTCTGGCGCGACGAGCGCGCCGACAGTAAGGGCGTGATCTACTCCCGGCCCTACACGGCCGAGGAGGTCGCCGGCAAGGCGAAGCGGGCCCAGCTCGACGGCCTGCGGGTCGAGGCGGAGGGTGCGATCCCGTACCTGGACGAGCGCATCGACGTCGCCCTGGCCTACCTGGAGATCCCGGAGCCCACGTCCGAGGAGATGGCGGCCCAGCTCAAGAACCTGGCCGACCTCGCCGCGTACAGCGCCGGCACCCTGAAGCGGGTGATCGTCGTGCTCGGCGAGCTGACCGGCCGACCTGTGTAAGTGTCGCTTGGCGGCAGTCCTTCGGGGCTGTCGCCTTGAGGCAGTGAGAGACCCATCTACCCCAGGAGGAATTACCCAGTGACCACCGTTCCCTTCGGCCCGACCGGCGAGCTCGTCTACAACCGCACCTACTCCCGCACCCTCGCTGACGGGTCCAAGGAGACCTGGCCCGACACCGTCCGCCGCGTCGCCCGAGGCAACCTCGCCCTCGTCCACGGCACCGACATGGACGCCTGGCCCGAGGAGGCCCGCAAGGAGTACGACGAGCTCGTCTCCTTCATGGACGTGTTCGCCATCATCCCGGCCGGCCGGCACCTGTGGGCCACGGGCGTGAAGGGCCGCCAGTACCTCTTCAACTGCCACGTCGCCCCGTGGGGCGAGAAGCTGTCCCGGCACTTCGAGTTCACCTTCATGCGCCTGATGGAAGGCGGCGGGGTCGGCGGCAACTACAGCTCCAGCTACCTCCGCGAGTACGGCGCCCCGCGCCGCGTGCTCGACGTCCACATCGTGTGCGACCCGATGCACCAGGACTACGCCGAGATGAAGGCCGCGGGCCTGCTCTCTGAGCAGTACGACTCGGACTGGGCCGGCGCCTTCGAGGTCGAGGACTCCCGCGAGGGCTGGGCTGCCGCCCTGGTCGACCTGATCGACACCTTCATGACCGACACGCCGGTCAAGCACCGCGCCCGCGTCTACGACGTGTCCCGCGTCCGCTGCAAGGGCTCGCGGCTGAAGACCTTCGGCGGCACGGCAAGCGGTCCGGGACCCTTCGCCCGGATGCTCCAGGAGGTCGCCGAGGTTCTGAACCGCGCAGTCGGTGAGCGGCACGTCGAGGTCGACGACGTCTTCGGCTGGGGTTACGAGCACCTGACCCCCGTCGAGGCGATGGAGATCGACCACGCCATCGCCGAGTGCGTCGTCTCGGGCGGCGTCCGCCGCTCTGCCCGCATGGCGATCTGCCGCTGGGACGACCCGTTCATCCACGACTTCCTCACGGCCAAGCTGGACGGCTCGAAGCACTGGACGACGAACATCAGCGTCGAGATCGACGACGCCTTCATCAAGGCGCTCAGCGACCAGAGCGACCGCCAGGCCCACGTCGAGGCGACCGCCGTGCACGAGGCCGTGGTGCAGGGGATGCTCACCAACGGCGAGCCGGGCTACTGGAACAGCTCCTACAGCAACGTCGGCGAGGTCAACCCGGTCATCGCGACCAACCCGTGCGGCGAGATCGCGCTCCCCGAGACGGGCGCGTGCGTGCTCGGCCACGTCAACCTCGACTACTTCGCGCCGAAGGAGAAGGGCGGCCGGCTCGACTTCAAGGGCCTGTACCGGGCGCACGAGCTGATGACCAGGTTCCTGATCCGGGCCACCTACGGCGACATGACCGACGACCAGCAGCGGGAGGTGATGCACAGCGAGCGGCGCATCGGCGTCGGCCACCTCGGAGTGCAGGGCTACCTCGCCAAGATCGGCATCCGCTACTCGAACGCCCCCTACAACGACGCCTTCCGGACCCTGCTGAACAACCTGTCGGACACCGTCCGCGACGAGGCCCGCGCGTACGCCTTCCAGCTCCGTATCCCGGAGCCCGTGAAGGTCACCACCGTGGCCCCGACCGGCTCGATCGCGAAGCTCCCCGGAGTGAGTGAGGGCATCCACCCGATCTACGCCCGGTACTTCCTGCGCCGCGTCCGCTTCTCGATGACCGACATGGACCAGGCGGCGACGGTGATGGGGGCGATGGACGCCGGCCTCCTGGTCGAGAAGTGCATCTACGACCAGTCCGGCAACACGATGGTCGTGGCCTACCCGACCAAGGAGAAGCTGGTCTTCGAGGTCGAGGCCCTGGGCTACGACCCGGCCATCGTGGAGAGCGCCGACGAGATCCGTCTCGACGCGATGCTCGCCTTCCAGGCCATGTACCAGGAGGAGTACGCCGACAACGCGGTCTCCTTCACGGTGAACTTCCCCGAGGGCAAGCTGAGCCTCGACGAGGCCGCCGACACCATCAAGCGCTGGCTGCCGGACCTCAAGGGCACCACGCTGATGCCTGACGGCACGCGCGAGCAGGCCCCGTACGAGCGGCTGACTGCCGAGCAGTTCGCCGAGTACGAGGTGACGTCCGTGGAGGACTCCACCGACGAGGACTGCGCTACCGGCGCCTGTCCGGTGCGCTGAGGCGTGACCGAGAGCCCCCTACCCGTCCTGGGTGGGGGGCTTTTCGGCGTCTCGGGCGTAGGTGCCCATCCCAGGCTCCGCCCAGAGCGTTCCGTCCTCGATCAGGGCCACCAGAGCCTTCCGCATGGTGCTGGTCGAGACATCAAACTCCGCGGCGAGCTGCACGGTGCTCGGGATCGCCTCGCCGGCCGCGTAAGTGCCGTCGTCGACCCGCTTGCGGATGATCTCTGCCACCTGGCGCCACACGGAGCGCCTGCGGTCCAGCTCGATGGTCATGATCGGACCGTACGAGAGCGCACCATGCCCCGCGACCGGTGAATTGCGCGCTACCGGTCGCTACGGTGCACCTTGGTGCGCTACGGTTGTCACATGGAGCAGACGTGTGACTACTGTCTGAAAAAGAAGCAGGACGTGGTGATCGTGAGCCTGGCGGAGCGCAACTCGGGGCCGCCGGCAGTCCTCCGGGCCTGTCGGGAGTGCATGAACATCAACGGACTGGTGCCGTGGGTGCCCGAGAGCGTGTGACGACCTGGTATCCGGGGACGGAAGTCGCCGATGCGGCCCCGGAGTGCCAGTACGAGGTTCACGACTTCTGCACGGGGAACGCGGACCTCACCGTGCACGGCGTGAAGTACGAATCCAGGCGATGCGCCTGCTCCTGTCACCCGCGAGGCGTCCGCCGAGTCGAGTGGACGAAGCTCGCACGATGAGACCGGCCCCCAGCTCTCCTCTCCCCCCGTGGGGAGGCTGGGGGCCTTCCCTTTTGCCTGCACGGGCCGGGCGGAGCATGTACCCTCAAGCTGTAACAGCCGAACGAGCGGTACACCTTGGGGGTACCATGCATTTCATGCAAAACCGCGGGTCAGGGCCGGATGCCGAGTGCGACATCTACGTCCGCATCAGTCAGGATCTCACGGGCGACGAGCTCGGTGTCCAGCGGCAGGAGAAGCGCTGCCGGGCGCTCGCCGAACAGCTCGGGCTCAAGGTCCGGCACGTCTGGGTCGACAACGACCTGAGCGCCACGAAGAAGAACGTCGTCCGCCCGGACTTCGAGGCCATGCTCCAGAGCAAGCCGCAGGCGATCGTGTGCTGGCACACCGACCGGCTCATCCGCGTCACGCGGGACCTGGAGCGCGTGATCGAGCTCGGGGTGAACGTCTACGCGGTCGAGGCCGGACACCTGGACCTGTCCACGCCGGCCGGCCGAGCTGTCGCCCGCACGGTGACGGCCTGGGCCACCTACGAGGGTGAGCAGAAGGCCGCGCGCCAGAAGCTGGCCAACCAGCAGGCCGCACAGCAGGGTCGCCCGTACACGGCCGGCATCCGGCCCTTCGGATACGCGGACGACCACATGACGCTCATCGCCGAGGAGGCTGCGGCCATCGTCGATGGCGCCAACATGATCCTCGCCGGGGAGTCTCTGTCTGCCGTCGCTCGGAAGTGGACGGAGGCCGGCCTTCAGTCACCTCGGAGCAAGGTCCGGGGAGCCAAGGCGTGGACCCTGCGGGGCGTGAAGAAGGTGCTGACGTCCCCCCGCTACATCGGGCAGTCCACCTACCACGGCGAGGTGATGGGCGAGGGCCAGTGGCCCCCGATCCTCGACCCGGAGGTGCACTACGGGGTCGTCGCCATCCTGAACAACCCGGAGCGCTTCTCGGGCGGTCGCCGGACCGGCCGGACGCCGGGAACCCTGCTCGCCGGCATCGGACTGTGCGGGTACGACGGGTGCACGGACACGGTGAACGGTCGGGGGTACCGGGGCGTCCCGGTGTACGGCTGCGGACTCACGCACACGCGCACGCCTCGCAGCATCGCCGACGACCGTGCGAGCAAGGCGACTCTGGCCCGGCTGATGTTCCCGGACTTCCTCGGTCAGATCCTGGAGAGTCAGAACGCCCAGGATGGCCGCTCAGGGGCCCAACTCCAGTCCCAGGCACAGGAACTGCGGGAACGCCTCGACGGGCTGGCTGTGGCGTACGCGGAGGGCACGATCAGCCTGTCTCAGATGACCGCAGGGTCGGCAGCGCTCCAGAAGAAGCTCGAAGCCATCGAGTCGGAGCTCGTCAGCACGGCCGGCATCCCTCCGCTCGACCCGGTGAAGGGTGTGGCCGGCCTGATCGAGGGCTGGCCATCTCTGCCTCTGCCGACGCGCCGCGCGTGGGTGGACTTCTGCTGCATCGTCACCCTGAACCCGGCTCGCGGCCGGCACATGTCCTCCATGTCTGTCGATGACCACGTCACGATCGAGTGGCGGGACGTGAGCGAGTAGCAGATACGACGAAGCCCCGGCTACCCCCTTTCAGGGGTGCCGGGGCTTTCGTTTGTCAGTTGTGGTGGCCGCTCTCCATCTGCTCGATGACCTCCAGGGCCTCCTCGTACCTGCCTGCCTCCTGCATCAGGAGGAGGCGGAGGTCGGCGAGCTTGACCTGGGCCCACTTCGGGAGCCGGGCCTCTCGCTCGGAGCTCATCAGCGTCGGGTACCGCTCGATCAGGTACTCAGGGCGAGAGATCACGGGGCGACCCGCCCGTTGCGGTTGAAGGCGCCGTACGTGATGGGCATCAGCTCGGCGAGGTGGTCCTCCATCTTCTCGGCGACCATCTCGATCTCGCGCTGCGGGAAGGACGGGAAGGCGGCCACGGTGCTCTTGGTGCGGAGCCCGAGGTAGTGCATCAGGCTGCGGGCGTTGCAGGTGGCGTAGTAGGAGGTGAAGACCCCGACCGGGAGCGCCATCCGGGCCACCTCGCGAGCCACGCCGTTCCGGAGCATCGCCTCGTACGCCTCGTAGGCGTCCACGTACGCCGACTTCAGCGTCTCGCGGGTCCAGAGCCGCTGGACGGCCGAGCCCTGCTCGAACTCGTACGCTCCAGGCTTGCCGACCTGCTTCAGGGGGCGATCGGGCGCCGGCACGTAGAAGACGGGCTGGAGCTCCTTGTAGCGTCCGCTCTCCTCGTTGTAGCTCCAGCCGGCGCGGTGACGCATCTGCTCGCGCGCCACGAACAGCGGGGCCTCGACGTAGAAGGTGAACGTGACGTGCTCGAAGGGGCTGCCGTGCCGGTCCCGCATCAGGTAGTTGATCAGGCCCTGGTCCTTCTCCAGGTCGACCACTCGTTCGTGCGAGCCGCCGATGGTGGAGACGCGGGCCGCGGTGGCGACGTCGGAGTCAGTGGCGCTGGCCTTGACGAGCTCGACGGTCACGTCATCGCGGAAGATGTACTCGGTCACTGGGTGGGGGTCTCCTCTTCTCGAAGCTGTCGTTCGTGGATGATCTCGGCGCCGGTCTCCCAGGCCAGGCGCTCCAGCTCGGCGAGCATCCGCCAGGCGGGGGCGGACTTGCCGAGGCCGGTGCGGTAGATGGCGGAGGGCCTTCGGCCCTTGAGCAGGTGGATCAGGCGGAACGGGATGACGTTCTCGGGCTTGACGAGGCCGGCGAACTGGCGGGCCTGGTGGTAGCCGTAGACCACGGCGATCGGCTCTGCGGACTGCGTCACTTTCACACCTCGCCCAGGATCGTCAGGGCCTCGTTCAGCGCGGCCCGCAGCCGCTTGACCTCGTCGCCCAGGCGGACGGCCTTGTACCCGCTGTCGCAGTGGCCGGCGCGGCAGATGTCGACCTCGTTCTTCAGGGCGTGGACCTCGTCCACGAAGCCGGCCGGCTGGGGCGCGACGGTCTTCAGCGTCAGGGTCGGGCTGTCGAACACCAGCGACTCAGCCTTGATCGCCTCGACATCGACCTCGCCGGCACGCCTGGACTCCTCGGCGATGCGCTGGCCCTCCTCGATCCAGTCCCATCCGTTGCTCACTTGCCGGTCTCCTCTCGCTTGGTCTTGATCACGTCCTGCTTCGGGCAGCACAGGAACTCCCGGTGCCCTCGCTCGGGGCAGGTGCCGAGCGCCGTGCGGATGCTGTCCCCGCACTCGCACACTCCCCGCGGCTTCTCCCAGCGCCGCTTCACGCGTGAACCCGGCCCTCGTAGGACGACCGCGACTCGGCGGTCAGGTGCCAGCCACCCTCGGGGCACTGGTACGCCCGGCTCTCGATCCTCAGTCCGCGGCGGGTGCCGTGGGCGTCAGCGCGGCGGGTCCTCTTGGCTCGGGCCTTGCCGAGCGCCTTCTCGGCGTTGTGCTTGCTCATGAAGTCACGCTTGACGCCGCACTTGCAGGGCTTCCAGTCGACGGTGCTCACAGCTCGTTTACTCCCTTCGCTCCGCCCTTCTTGGCGGCGGTCTTCTTCTTGGCCTTCAGGGACGGGTCGTCCTTCACGAAGCGCTCGCACGAGCAGTCCACCCGGTGGCACTTGCCTCGGCTCGACCCGTCGATCGCGTGGTTGAAGGGGGCGTGCCCGCACTCGGGGTTCCAGCAGTAGCCGGGCCAGCCGTCCTTCTTGCCGTCGTGGTTGGCGAGGAGGACTCCGGAGGACGTCAGCGGCACGACTCGGCCGGTGCCTCCGAAGCTCATCTTCTTGGCGAAGCTCTCGGCTTCAGCCACGGCACCGAAGGGGCCCATGTTCAACCCCTTCGATCCGTCCGCCCAGGTGTGAACCAGCACGAACAGGTCCCGCATCTGGAGCATGTCCCCGACCTCCTTGATGACCGCCTTGGCCATCTGCTCGGGGCTGTCGAACGTCGGGTCTTCGAGGATGTCGACGATCTTCTTGACCTCGTAGGCCCTCGGGGTGATCCTCACGGACGCTCGTCCTCCGGGACGTCCTCGGGGTCGACGACCTCGCACCACGACTCGACGTAGTTGTTGATCTCGTCCTCGACGTACTGGTTGGCCTCGTCGAAGTCCTTGCCCTCCGGGTCGAAGTCGTCAGGGACCTCGAAGTAGCCGACCCTCTCGGTGTTGATGTACGGGCCGCTCACGCCGACCTTCAGGTACTTCACTGACCGACCTCGACCTTCTTGATCTCGTCCGCGGTGAAGGGGAAGTGCGCGTCGCCGAAGAGGACGTAGACGAAGGTCGTCCCCGCGTCGAGGAGGAAGTGCGTGATCTTGCCGCGCTCGCCCTTCTCGGCGACGAAGTCCCACTCGTCGGTGACCATCTCGACCGTGTCTCCGGGCGCCAGGCCCAGCTCCGCGCCGAGCTCGGGGTTGGTGACCTCGTTCACTGTGTGGCTCCTCTCGTCTGGCCTGCCGTCGTCAGGACGGGGGCGGCCACTCCCCCGCCGACCTCCCTTCGGAGGTTTCGGCTGATTCACTTACACACTCAGTCCTGGAGGCGCTTCACGAAGCGGGGGGCGACGTACTGGATGATGCCGTTGTCGGCCTTGACCTTGACGTCACCGTCGCGGTCGATCCCGTCCAGCACCTCGCCGGTCACCTCGCTGCCGAAGTAGACCTCCCCGCCCGAGGCGGTCTCGGCGCCACCCTTGACCAGGACTCGGGTCCCCGGCGTCAGGTCGAGGCCCAGGTTGGCGGCCAGCTCGGAGAGGAGGGAGCCGAGGTCGCCGTGCGACTCCTCCCAGTGGGTGGTGCGGGCCTCGTCGAAGCGGGCGTAGTTGGTCTCGGCCTTCAGTTCGCCCTCGTCGTCGAAGAAGTCGCCGATCGCGTCCTCGCGGTCCTTGTGCGCCTTGCTGTACCGCTCGACCAGGCTCTTCAGCGTCTCGCTCACTGCTCAGTTCCCCTCTCGATGACCCGCGCTCCCCAGCGGCGGGTATTGACGTAGGTGTAGGTGTTCTGGGTGAGGATCTTGTCCCCGGCGTACCAGTGGCCGTCCTGCTTGAAGCGGATGGTCCCTCGCCGGTCCTGGATCTCGATGACCGTCCCGTCCGGCAGCTCGTCGAGCTCTCGGATCGTCGTGATGCTCAAGTTACACGATCTGCGACAGTTGCACAAGGTCGCCCACTCCGAACAGCTTGAGGTGCAGGTCGTGCACCGAGCCGTTGTTGTCGAGCCAGTGGTCGAAGGGCCAGGAGTCGAGCGCGGTCTCGCTCTCGTGCACTCGTCCTGCCCGGTCTCGGGCCGGGCCCACACCGCGCCGGGTCACCCGGATCATTACGCCGCCCCGGTCGGCGATGGCCTGGGCCTCGTTGGGGAATCGGACGTCGGTCACTACCAGGGCGGGGACGTCAGCGTGCTCGCGGAAGAGGGCGTCGACCCACACGTTGGAGCCGAGCACCTTCCGGCCGGCCTCCGTGCCGGCGCGCTGGAGCAGGGCCCGCACCTCGGGGTACGTGGTCTTCGCGTAGTCCCAGCCCGTCTGCTCGATGAGCCTTCGCAGGCGCAGGTTCCCGGCGCCCCAGTGTCCGGGGATCAGGGGGTCGAGCGCGAGCAGGAACTCGCGCAGCTTGTCGGCGTAGGCCGCCCGCGTCCAGCCGTACTGCACCAGGGCCTCGGCCGCGGTGTCCTTGCCGGATCTGGCGTAGCCACTCAGGCCGATGATCAGTTGGTCACTCACTGTCAGACTCCTCGTCGGGGTAGTCAGGGAAGATCAAGTCGCGAGCGCGGTACATGCCAGCGACCAGGAAGACGTTCTCGGAGCCGGTGGGCAGTGCCTTCACCGTCTCGGTGATCTTCTCGGCCGCGTCCCGCTGGGCCGCCCGCACCAGGTCGTCGAGCTCGCGCTTGGCCTCGTCGTACTCGTGGCCGTACTTGCCACCCAGGATGTTGGCCATCGCGACCTCAACGGTCGGCGCCCAGCGCGGGCGTCCGTCCACGTACTCCCAGCCGTCTCGCGTCCGGGGCATCAGGCGTAGACCTCCTCGAAGTAGAACTCCTGGTTGACGTCACCGGCACGGACCAGCTCGCCCTCCAGGCCGATGAACTCACGGTCGACGGTGACGGCGACCGACTGGACGCGGGCCCGGCCCTCGACGAAGGCGACGCCCAGGTCGGTGATGGACCACCTCTGGCCCTCCTCGCGCTTGGCCAGGCCGAACCAGGCCAGCTTCGCGAACACCGCGTACTCGGGGTTGGTCAGGCTGAGCTCGTCTCGCTTCAGGGCCTGGCCTCCGTGCAGGTACAGCTTGCCCAGGCCGGCGACCTCGGACTTGCCCAGGCGGTAGCGCTTCTCGATGCTCACTGTGGATCTCCTCTCGGTGACATGGCTCATCAGGGCGGGGGCTGTCACTCCGCGCCGACCTCCTTCCTGGAGGTTTCGCCTTGGGTTACTTGGTGCCGACGAAGTCGTGCAGGATCTCGGTGGTGTTGTAGGGCGAGGCGGTCACGGTGACCTCGCCGGTCCCCCACTGGATGCGGGCGAATTCGAACCGCTTGCCGTTGATCACGCGGCTGTGTCTCTGGACCAGGTCGCCGGGGTAGCCGCCCGGCACGCTCCGCATCCGGTACGTCTCGACGTCCGCGCGCTCACCGATCTGGAAGGGCACTGCCATCTCCTCTCTCTGCGTCACTTGCACGTCAGCCGACGAGCGCCGGGCGCTTGGTGCCGATGCTCTTGCCGCCGAGGTCGGCCCGGTCGCCGGCCGTCCGTCCGTCCGACCATCCGGTGCCGGTCAGGCGGCGCCGCGGGGCGGTCTTGACCTTCGGGTGGGCCTGCTTGAAGAAGCGCTCGACGGCGGCCTCACGCTTCACCAGGACCAGCTCGGTGCCCGTGCTCTTGGCCTCGGCCTCCTTGACCGCGTCGTTCTCGGCCTGGCTCAGGCGGCGGAGGACGGAGCTGGCAAACCCGGCGAGCCAGCTCTTGCGGTAGGCAGTCACGCTCTCGCCGTACTGCGGGCGGGACTTGGCCATGCCGTTCATGGCTTGGATCTGGAGCGAGGCGAACAGGATCTCGATGCGCTCCAGCGTCGACTCGTGGGCGTAGACCTTGACTCGGCGGTACCGCTTGCCGGTCTCGTAGTCGGTGCGGGTCCAGTACACGTTGCGGGCACCGAGGGCGTTACCGATGGCGAAGAGCAGGACGGCACGGTCGGGCACGTACTTGCCCTTGATGTCGAAGGTGCGGCTGTCCACCTTGTCCGTCTCGGGGCGGGCCTCGGCGAGCATCGCCTGCTCGATCCCGTACTTGGACATCAGGTCGGCGGCCTTCGCGAAGTACGCCTCCGCCTCCTCGGGCGACGCGGCCTTGTCCTCCGCCTTGGCGAGCAGCGCGCGGACCTTGGCAAGCTGGGGGTTCTCGTTCATGGGTCACACCTCGTGTGGTTGGTGGCTTGGCATCGTCAGGGCGGGGGCAGCCATCCCTCGCCGACCTCCTTCCGGAGGTTTCGCCTTGCGACAGTTACACGGTGGGTCAGGACGTCTCGCGGTGTCCGTCGAAGCAGTAGATGTAGGAGGTGTCCCCGACCTTGGCCCAGCAGAGGCGGTGCCCCCAGACGGTGCCCCAGTAGGTGCGCTTGGCCTTCTTGTTCAGGGCGGTCCACGCCTTGCGCTTGGCCGGACTGTTCAGTCTCGGGTCCAGGTACTTCACGTTGCCCGCGCGGTCCACCCAGTACGAGTAGCCCTTGCCGTTACCGCGCTTACCCGCGTCCCAGAAGCAGTTGCGGTCGTCGGAGTCATCCCGGCACGGGCGCGTCGGCAGGACGGGAGTCGAGCTGTACGTCGCTGCGATCGGCACCGTCTTCTCGGAGGCCGAGGCCGGCGAGGTCGAGAGCAGGGAGGCTCCCGCCAGCAGGACGATCAGCGTTGCGGTCACCTTCAGGGCGAACTTCAGGGCGGTCTTCACGGGAGGGCTCCTCGTCGGTGATCCAGGGCGGACCCTGGTGGTTCGGGTCGTACGGTGCGTAGATGAAGGACTTGAGGATCGGGGTGGTGCAGGGCGGCGCCTGGCGGTGGATGTACGCCTGCCGGTAGACGCTGGCCAGGAGGGTGACGCCCCACTTGACCATCTGGCTCCAGCTCAGGCCGGCCAGGCGCAGGCAGCGGATGTCTCGGGCCAGGTCCGCGTCGACTCGGGCGCTGAGCTGGCGGGGAATCTTCACGCCGCCTCCAGCTCGGCCAGCATGGACTCGGCGAACTCGGTGACGTCACCGTCCCTGGTCAGGTAGCCCGCGTGGATCAGCTCGTTCGCGGTGCGTCCGTACGAACCCTGGAGGGTCCAGGCCATGCCGCTCTTGACGAGCAGGCCGAACAGGTCCAGCGTCTCGGCGGGGTCGAGCTCGCCCTGCTCGTAGCTGATCAGGTCGATCGCGATGTCCTTCATGCGTCCCATCGGTTCAGCCCTCCTGGATCTCGGTGAGCAGGGTGGAGACCAGGCGGAAGGCGATGGCGAACAGGGCCAGCTCAGCCCACCCGGCCAGGGTGTCGTCCTTGGGAGTGCCCTCCTTGCGCAGCCGGTCCAGCTCGCGGTATCCGCCGAGGTCGACGAACTCCCGCCACATCAGGTCCGGGTCGGCGTTGGGGGCGCTGTCGGCGACCGAGTCCTGGATGGACTCGCGGTGCTCCTCGACCACCTCGGCGAAGGTCAGGCCGTACTCCTTCGCGCGGAGCTGGACGGCGTAGATCGTCTCGCGGGTCACCTTGTCCAGGAGTGCGGCGCCGTCCCCGTTCGGGTCGTCCGGGGCGTACGCCTCCGCGAGCGTCGCCAGGTGGTAGGAGTTGTATCGCCGGATGCCGTCGATCGTGGTCATGTGCTTGCCTCTCGTAAGCGGTTGGCTCATCAGGACGGGAGATCCACTCCCGCCGACCTCCCTCCGGGGGGTTTCGCCTTGACGGTCGGGTGAGGTCAGGCGGCAGCGAGCTGGTCGATGCGCACCTGCCAGTCGGCGGCCTCGATCTCGTGCCGGGCGGCCTCTCGGCGGGCGGTCTCCGCCTTGCTCAGGAGGTGGTCCCGCTCCCGCTCGAACAGGCGGCGGGTGGACTCGCGGGCCCAGTCCGGGTGCTCCTCAGCGAAGCGGTCCAGGGCGGCGGACTCCATCTCGCGAAGCTGGCTGTACGCCTTGGCCTCGTAGCTCACGGGGCCGCGCTTGTCGTTGCGGTACCCGCCCCGGTAGCTGGACTCCGTCTGCCAGTACGGCTCGCGGGTCTCGTGCTCGTTGCTCCAGCCGGGCATCCGCTTGGCCGTGTGCTCGATGCTGTACTTGCGGCCCCGGATCTTCACGTACCCGAGGTCGACGTTGCTCTCGAACTCCGGGTCGGTGCTGATCCAGGCTCGCGGCTGGATCTCCTCGCGGTGCTCGCCGCCCGAGTAGTAGGTCTTGCGCTCGCCCGCCAGGACGCGGACGTAGAACGTGCCTGCCTCGGTCTCGACCTTGTGCGTCTCGTACTCGCTCATCTGCTTCACCTTCACAGTGGGTGGCATCATCAGGACCGAGAACCCCTCCCGGCCGACCGGGTTTCCCCGGTTTCGCCTTCCTGTTGAGACAGTATCACACTCTGCGCCAGTTGCACAGTGGGTCAGCCGTAGCGGACCTCGTCGAAGATGGCCACCTGCACGATCACGTCGGCCGCCCCGGCGTCGATGTGTCCGGTGTCGATGCCGTCGTTGTCGGTCCTGTCGCGCCAGGCGTCGAGGATGTAGCCGTGCAGCTCCCGGTTCACGTACTCCTGGCCGGGGTCCAGCAGCTTGGCGAAGGCCAGGCGGACGTCGTCCTTGCTCAGGTAGTTGACCGAGTCGACCTCGCGGTCCCCGCCGAAGGCGGTGTCGTCGATGCCCTCGACGATGGTGTACTCCTTGCCCTCGGGCAGGCCGGCGAACTCCTCGTCGGTCGGCTCCGTGGCCCAGTACGTGATGCCCCCGTAGGCGGCGGTGTCGATGATGTCCTGGACGTTCTCGTCGGTGATGCGGTCCATGAGGTGGCGCATGATCATCGGTCTGACTCCTCGGGTCTCAGGCGTTGGCGGTGATGCGGACGACGGCGGGGTTGCTCTCGTACTTCACGCGGCGGATCTCCTTCTGGGCCAGCGTGCGGGCCTTGTCCTTGCGCTTCGAGTCGCGGACCTGACCGTCGTGGATGCGGAACTTCGGGGTCACTGTGGTACTCCTCTGCGTATGGCCTGGCTCGTCAGGGCGGGGGCTGCCATCCCTCGCCGACCCCCGCGGAGGGGGTTTCGCCTTCAGTGCCGTATGAGCTCGTCGATCTCGCGGGTCAGACCCTCGAAGCCGTCGTCGTCCAGCTCGGCGAGCAGGTTTTCCAAGTCCTCGCTCAGCCCTTCCTCGTCGAGCTCGGCCAGCTCCTCGACCGTCACGCCCTTGAGCTCGGCGAACTCCTCGTCGGACAGCTCGCGCTTGTGGGTGCTGACCTCGGTCCACTCGATGGTGTACGGCATCGTGATCTCCTGTGTCGGTTGGCTCATCAGGGACGGGGCACCACCCCGCCCGACCCCCGAAGGGGTTTCGCCTTGGTCAGGCGTCCAGGTCCACCAGCTCGGGCACGGACTGCCCGGCCAGCTCCAGGACGTACGCCTCGAAGTCCTTGACCTCGGGGTGCGTGTCGTCCTCGTCGTCGTCGCCGAGCGCGTGCTGTTCCAGGAAGGTGATCGCCGCCCGCTTCTGGTCGCCGACCATGAGGGCTCGCGCCATCTCGTCCGCCTCCGAGCAGGTGAAGGAACCGGCGACGTGGCAGGCGGTCAGTCCGTCGCCGAGGATGCTGGCGAAGGTCCGGATCGCGTCGTACAGGTCGGCGACCTCCTCCTCCGTGTCGCGCGGGTCGTCCTCCGTCTCGACCTCCACCAGGAATCCGTAGGACTCCTCCCAGTGAGTGCCGGGGGTGTGCTCCGCGTTCTTCAGCGGCTCACGGCAGGTCTTGCAGTGGTACGGGGTGCCGGGGCTCGTCGGGTAGACGATCGGACCGTTGTCGACGGAGCACCGGACGACGTTGCTGGGAACCTTCATCTCTGCTACACCTTCACACTCTGGCCTGCCATCATCAGGGCGTGGGCTGCCATCCCGCGCCAACCCCTTGCGGGGTTTCGGCTTGGTGTGTTGCTACACTTGCACACTCAGACCGCGAAGTCAAGTTCGAGCTGGTCGGGGTTGTACCCCAGCACGTGCCAGCGGTAGACCTCGTACGCCCGCTCCTCGAAGTAGGCGTCACGCGTGGCGCGGTACTCATCCGCCACCACCTCCCAGTCGACGTCCTCCGCGCGGCACCAGGCCATCCGGTGCGTGGTGGACTCGTCCTCGTAGAAGAGCTGGGCGATGGCCTCGTCGTCCTCGACCGAGTCGACCAGGGTGTACTCGCGCTGGGCGTACTCCACCGCCTCCTTCAGCGTCTCCTCGAACTGGTTCCACTCGCGCTCGTTGTAGTCCGACTCGTCGACGATGGGGTAGTCCTGGAGGCCCACCAGGATCTCGGCCGCCTCCTCGAACGCTGCGGTGAACTCCTGCTCGGGCAGGCACTCCTCGCCGTCGCACTCGACCAGGCAGAAGTTCTCGCAGTACCACGAGTCCTCGTCCTGGTTGCACCCGTCCTCGTGCACGAAGTACGGCTCGCACTCGCACTCGTAGTCCTCGTAGGACTCGTAGACCTGCACGTAGATCGTGCGCAGGGAGCCGCAGGCGAAGTGCCGGGAGGTTCCGTCGATGACGTGCTCGTCCGCGAGGTCACCCGCCGCACCCTTGATCAGCTCCAAGGCGGAGAGGTAGTTGGACTCCTCCAGGACGTCGTCCCCGAGCTCGGCCCAGTGGAGCATCGCGCCGTGCGTGGTGAAGAGTCGGTCGTCCCAGAACATCGCGTCGCTCGGGCGCTCCAGGCACCTCTCGGCGATCTCGTTCAGGGTGTCACGGTCCAGGCTCATGTCGTCTCCTTGGCTGCATCATCAGGACCAGGCCACCACGCCTGGCCGACCATGCGACCGAGGCCGGCCGCGATGGTTTCGCGAGGTGCGCACCCCCGCCCCGGTGGTTCAGGGTGTGAGGCGGGAGGTGCGCGGGGTGTCACATCGTGCTGGCACCCCTCCTGAAGAACGCAGGCTCCTGGTTGCTGTCCTCGCGGTCGCGCCGCGAATCGAGTAACACCTGCGTCCCCCGGATTTTCATCATGTGTTGACCTCTCGGTCTCGTTTGGATGGTCACTTGCTTGGGTGGCTCATCAGGGACCGGGACCCGCCCAGCCCGACCGGCTCGCGCCGGTTTCGCCTTCAGCCCTCGACCGTCACCTCACGGCTCCGGTACCGGGCCCAGTCATGCACCTGACCCTTCTCGATCCAGGGCAGACCGTCGTTCTTGCGACGCGGCCGGTACTCCATCTCCCGGCCGAGCGCCGGGGGCACCGCCCCCACGATCCTCGCGCCCGCCTCCTGCGCCTCTCGGAGCTGCTTCGCGGTCACTCTCTCTCCCTTGCGCTGTAGCTACAGTATCACACTCGCTCCAGTTTCACAACCCCCTACCGGAGGGCCATGAACACCACGTCCGGCTCGCCGGGCGTCCAGTTGGCGGCGCGCTCGGTCTCGACGAAACCGAACTGCTTGTAGTAGTCGGGCAGGAATCCGTCGAAGCAGTCCAGCTTGGTCGCGCCCTTGTGCAGGACCGCGTCCCACACCATGCCCGTCCCGCGACCCTTGACCGTGGAGAACAGCCCGATCAGCGTGCCGTCGCTGGCCACCCCGAAGCCCGACTGGAAGTCGGCGGTCAGGTAGTAGCGGGCGCCGCGCGGCATCTCCTCCGGAGCGCTGGTCGCCTCCTTGATCCTCTCCGAGCCGGACCGGGCCCACTCCAGGGCGACGGTGTACTCGCGGTACGACGCGGGGTGCATGTAGACCTTCACTGTGTCCTCCTTGGACGGATGCAGGCTGGCATCATCAGCGACCAGGCACCACCCTGGCCGGACCTCCTTCCGGAGGTTTCGCCTTGCGACACTTACACACTACCGGCTGACGGTGACCTTGTCCGGCGTCTCCGGGTCGTTCACCGCGTGCCACTCTTCCCAGCAGATCTCGCCGCAGAAGTCCTCGTAGGGACGGACGGGGGCACCACAGTTCTCGCACATGCTCAGTCCTCCGGGGGGAGCGGGATGTCGTTCTGGATCATGACCCACATGCAGGCGGCCTCGAAGCCCTGCTCGCAGTCGTCCTGCTTCGCGTCGGCCCAGCCGTCGTTGAAGGTGGCCACCGGGTCGGCCGGGGCCGGGGCGGCACCCATCATCAGGGCACACCCCAGCACCAGGCCGGCCAGGCCGGCGAGGATCGTCCGCCTCACTTCGCGGCGGCCAGGTACTCGCGCTTGCTCACGGCAAGCTGGATCTTGAACCGGAGGGCGTGCAGGTTGTTCCTCCGCAGCTCGCGGTTCGTGCGAGCCTCGATCATGCCCACGAAGATGCTGTCCGGGGTCTTGTCCAGGGAAACCATGTCGTGTTCCTCTCTCGTCCTTGCGACACTTACACAGTAGCAGGTCGCTTCGGGTTGTGCAAGTGTCTCAGATGGCGGTGAAGATCAGGTCGCCGAAGCACGCCGTGCACTCCGGGTCCTCGGTGTAGTAGTGCAGGGTCCGGCCCAGCCACACCCCGCCCATGCCCTCGTAGTCGGGCTCGGAGCTGTCGCGCAGCTTGATGACGTGCCCGTTCTCGTAGGCGGCGTACAGCTCACCGCACTTGCACGAGATCGTCATGGTCGGGGCCATGAACAGCGTCTCCAGCACCTCGGACATGTCTCTCCTCACAGCGATGCAGGCTGGCATCATCAGGCCCCGGCAACCACACCGGGACGACACCCCGCAGGGTGTTTCGCCCTTGCATCCGGCGCCCCTTGCGGGGCGCCCTCGCTACAGTATCACACTCCGCACTGGAGCACCGGCAGGGAGGTGACGCGGGTGACCTCCACGGTCACGTCCTGCGTCTCCATGAGCTGGGCACCGTACGGGGCGTACGCCGCGTCGCTCATCAGCCACTCGACCTTGCCCTTGTCGGCGGCCGTGATGTTCTGGACCCACCACTCGGCCAGCTCCTCGGCGAAGGGCCAGACGGCGGCGACCGGGTCCTGGTCCATGCCGAGCCCGTCCCAGAACTGGACCAGGTAGGCCGGGGTGCGCAGCGCCGGGCGCGGCGGGTTGATCTCGACCAGGTACTCGGGGTATCCGAACTGGTCGGCGTGGTAGGCGCACCGGCCGACGTTCTCGCCACCGACCGAGCGGTAGTAGTGCGTGGCCTGGTCCGAGCAGATGGTGCATCGCATGTCGTGCTCTCCGTTCGTTGCGTTGCTACAGTATCACACCTTGCGGTGCCGGTCAACCCGCCGACTGGCGGAGACCTTGCACTCCCCGATGCATTTGCTGCCAACGCCTACCGGCCGAAGCCGGTTACGACGGGGAGTTTTGCGGGCGGCCCCTTTCGGGGCCTACCCCCCGACCCTTGCGGGTCGGGTCTTACGTGCACCGTTTCGGTCAGGTGGTGCCTCCCTGGGCCACCCCCCTACCGGCTCTTGCCTTCCGTTTCCCGGCCCTTGCGGTCCGTTCCGTTTCCGGCCCTCATTGCGAGTAGAGGGGTGGCCTCGGCCGATCCCTACTCAGCCTGTCGACACTCCTGACGTTGCTGGTGGACGCCCACCAACGGTGCCAGGAACTCCGCCTCAACAGACCTTCCAAGAGCGGCTGTACCCAAGAGGTTCGCTGTCGTCCGGGTAGCTGCCCACCGTCGCGGGGGAGGGTCGTCCTCCCCTGGGTTGCGCTTTCCCGGAGCCCTGCTGTGCTCCGATACCGGGTGGCATGTAAGCCTGCCCGGCCACGTTCCAAGTCCAGTGCGCCCCGAGCGTTCAAGCCCTCGGGCTGCGTGTCCGCTGGTGCGGAGCGCTGTAGCGACAGTATCACAGTCGCTGTGGGTTGTGCAACTTGCGCTTCGCTCGACGTTCCGTGTGCAGGTGAGCCGTTTACCACCGCTCGCAGTACGTTCCCCGGTGCATCGGTAACCCGGTTCACTCACCCGCTGGTCTGTCGTGCTGGTCCCAACCGTACAGGCTTGGGGCCGGTTGTGCAAGTGTCGCGCTGGTCTGCCTTGCGGCGTCCCGTTGTGGCGACAGACAGAACCTTGCACCACTTGCACAGCGGATGTCAAGCCGTGCAGGTCAGAGCACGTTTCCGGGCCCGCTGACGGGCCGCTGGCGGCCGTTCGGGCAAGGGCCGGGCCCTTGGGTCCAAAGGCAGCCGAGCGCGCGCGAGAGTAGCGCTCAGCCGCTCGACTGTCCAGTGTGGGCCGCGTCACGTTGACAGATGCCAGGGGGGTGGGGTATGACCCCGTGCGCGCGTGGTTGCCGACCGCCACGTCTTACCGGCCAAGATCGCGCCACGGTTTCAGGGTCGATCTGAGCGGAGGCCGAGAGTGCCGGCGAGGGCCTGGCGGACGTGGCCGGCAGTGAGCTGGACGTCCGGATTGGCCTCGGCGAACAGGCGGAGGCGACCGAGCGGGGAGTCGGGGGCGGGCGGCTGGTCCGCCAGCTCGGCGCCGGCGATCTGAAGGGCAAAGGTGAGGTCGTCGTCGTTCATGCCCTCAGCGTACGAGCCGGCACCGACAGCCGGCACCCTCATTTACCGAGCTGAGCGGCGATCTCGCGGGCTCTCGCGAGCAGGCCGGCCCGTTCGTCCGGGCTCACCGCGGCAGCCGCCTGGAGGACGTTCTCGACGGCGAGAGCAAGCTGATCGAGGGCGCTCTGGCCAGCATTCCGATCCCGCACCACCGTGCCGTAGCCCTGCCTCGACTCGATCCAGCCGTCGCGCTTCAGCAGCTCCAGCGCCCGCACCACCGTGGGCCGGCTGACGCCGTGCTCGACCGCGAGCTGGGGCTCGCTGGGGATGGTCTGGCCGGGGCGGTACGCCCCCTTGGCGATGAGCTCGCGCAGGGCCTCCGCTACGCGGAGGTACTTGGGCTGGTCGGCTTCGTACATGGCTGAGCAGCTTACGTCTTGCGGCCCTGCTCCGTGGCGCCCCTCCGGGGGCGCCCCTGGCGCTTCGCCCCCTGCAACCCCTTCGCCGTCGCCCCAAGCTCTGGTGGCCGCCGCCAGGCGGCCCAGCCTCGAAGCCCTCTGTGTAAGTGTGGCGACCGTCACAGCAAGAGGTCTGCAACAAACGTCCCTCGGATTCGATCCTTGTAAGTGTAAGGGTAAGTCGTAAGAGCGAAGTAGCAGGCTGGAGGCCCTGTCGGGCCTCGCTGGAGCAAGGCGTCTTACGGCTTCGCAGTAGGGGCGCGAAGCGCCCCACTGAACGTAGCAACTTACACAGACTCCCTCGGGTTGACAGCTCATGGCAGCCGCCTGTTCAGGCGGGACGTCACCGAGGGCTCAACTTCCACGTCGGGGGTGACGATGCCGAACTGGGAAGGGTCCGACAGGCGCTCTCGCCTACCGAAGGACTGGCCCAAGATCCGGCTCCGTGTGCTGCGGCGAGACGGAGGGCAGTGCACCGCGCTGACCGAAGCGGGTGAACGCTGCGTCTCGCTCGCATCCGACGTGGACCACATCCGCCCAGGAGACGACCACAGCATGGAGAACCTTCGATCGCTGTGCTCCTGGCACCACCGCCAGAAGTCCTCCCGAGAGGGAGCCGAGGCCGCGCACGCCAGGCGTCGCGCGATCCAGAAGCGCTTCAGGCGGGACGAGGCCCATCCCGGCCTCCTGTAAGGCCCGCGCTCCAGGTCCCTCCCCGCCTGTCGAGCGCGAGCGCCCCCGAGTCCTCCTCTCGCTCGGGTGAGGCGCCGGCCCCTGGCTCACCACCAGGGGTTCGAGAGGGTCAGTAGCTCAACTGGTAGAGCAGCGGTCTCCAAAGCCGCGTGTTGCAGGTTCGAGTCCTGCCTGGCCCGCGTAAGCCCCGGAACGATCCCTGCGTTCGGCGCACATCACCGTGAGGTCCCCGAGTGCACCGGGACTCTGCCCCGCTTCGGCGGGGTGGGCAGAGATGGCGGTCATGGCCCCCGACCGGCACAAACAACTCGGGCCACGCGCATACCGGGCCGCGCGCACCAACGCCCGACCACTTCGAGGAACAGGGAGTTCTCACAGTTGAGCAACATCATCATGCCGGTCGCCACCCTCTCGGCGAAGGTCAACACCGACATCGCACCGCTCAAGGTCAAGGTCGTTGACGAGAACGGTGCACCCGTCCAGGGTGTGAAGCTCGTCTTCCTCACCGACAACCTCGACAGCGACGGCGAGGTGACGTTCGACAGCTTCCCCCTGCTCACCACGGGCGCGGACGGCACCGTTACGTCGCCCGTCCTGCACGCCGGCCCGATCCCGACCGAGTTCAACGTCAGCGTCGACCGTTACGGGACGAGCCTGGGCGAGGTCGTCGTCTTCCACGGCACCGTGACCGACTGATCCAGGAGGTGATCCCGTGCCCTGCGGCACCGTTTGTCCCGGCCCCTGCGCCGGCTGTCCGCTCGCCGGCCTTCGGTGAGCGGCTGGACCTGGGCGTGGCTCGGCTGGCTCGGCGCCTTCGCGGTGATCGAGGGCCGGGCCCTGTTCAACAAGGAGAAGGGCGACACCCTCTCCGAGCACGCCTGGCGCTGGTTCTCGACCGCTCGCACGGCTGAGAAGCAGGGCCAGCCGACCGGCTGGGTGCGGTTCCGGCGCTTCGTCCTGCTCTCGGGCATGACCTGGCTGGCCGCGCACTTCCTGACGGGAGGCTGGGTGTGAGCCGAGTCCTCTACTTCACTTCCCCGAGCTGCCGGCCGTGCCGGTCGTTCGGGCCCCTTCTCACGGCCGAGCTCGCCGAGCGCGGGATCGAGCCCGAGAAGGTCGACATCAGCACTCTCGCCGGCCTGGAGAAGGCCGACCTCTACGGCGTGTCGAGTACACCGACCGTCGTCATCGAGCGGGATGGCGAGGAGGTAAGGCGCTTCACTGGCGCACTCCTCGGTTCTTCACTACGGGACGCACTCAGCGTCCTGTGACGAAAGGAGGTGACCGGTGGGCGTTCGTGGCCCCATCCCGAACCGTGAAGAAGACCTCGCGCGCCCCCGGTCGCGCAAGGGCTCTGACGAGCAGGAGACCAAGAAGGGCCAGATGCGGCCGGTTCGCGTTCCGCGGGCCGATCCGGACTGGCACCCCGCTGCGAAGCAGCTCTACGACTCGCTGAAGAAGTCCGGGCAGTCGGACTTCTACCAGCAGTCGGACTGGGCGTACGCCTGGGCGCTGATGGACGACTTCTCGCACTACAAGAAGTCGGCGAAGCGCTCGGCGCAGATGGCCCAGACCCTCTACTCCGCTCTCGGGAACCTCTTGGTGACCGAGGGAGACCGGCGCCGTGTGCGCATCGAACTTCAGGAGCCCGAGCCGGAAGAGACGCCGGCCGCGGTTCTTGCCATCGCCGACTACAAGAAGGAGCTCGGGGTGGACTGATCCCC